CTGAACTTCGGGGGTCGGGGTTGGCTGAACTTCGGGGGTCGGGGTTGGCTGAACTTCGGGGGTCGGGGTTGGCTGAACTTCGGGGGTCGGCGTGTCCATGTGTGTTCTCCATAAGGTTGGTGGGTGTGTGGTGCGTAACCAGCGCGCTATTTGTTTTTCCGGTTGCGAGCGATGACCTCAAACCCTTTAGCGAGATCGGCTTCGCGGCCCAGCTTGCCCGGCGCACCAGCTTTCTCGGCTGCGAACTGCGCAACCGATTTGCCTGCGGCTTTTGCTTTGGCAGTAAAGGCACCTTTTTTCAAAATAGTGCCTGTGATTTCGTTTTTCTTCGCCATTATTTTTTACTGGGCTTACCTTTCGGCATATCTTTTTTGACCACGGATTTCATGAGCTTGGCATCCTGCTTCTGGTCCTGCTTCATGAAGTCTTTCTCGGCGCGGGCTGGAAGGCTGCTGGATTTTTTGCCCATAGGTGCTCTCCTGTTCTAAATGTAGTCAACATTAAATAGCTAAATTGTCAATGGTTAATGTGCAACCAGTGTAACCAGGTGGAAATGCGCCTGCCCTAGCACCCCAATAAGTACCCCAATAGCCGACACAATAAGTGCCCAGCGCGCGAGCCGGATGTTCTCTTTGCTGAAAAACGCATTGCGCACGGCATCTTGCGCACTTGCGGCGGCTTCCCTATCCGCTTCTTTCTGGGCGCGCGCACCGTCCTCGTGGTCCAGTTTGCTCTCGATGCTGTCAATTTTAGCGCCCAGAGCACTGTGGCTCATACGGGTTTCAGTCGTAAAGCGCTCAATCTGGCCGCCGAACCGCTCTAGCGCAGCACCAACTACATTCTCATGCCTGTCCAACCTCTGTTCCACGGCACCTACGCGCCCCTCAAGAACACCAAGTTTGAAAGAAGTTGCATCTGGAGCAGCGTCCATTTGTGCGGTCCAATGTTAATCTAAGTTGGCTTGTTGCGGGCGGCACCCAGAGATTACTTTCTATCCACCGCACACTTTACTGCAAGTTGTTTTTACGTTTCAACCCATAAAGTAAGCGAAACTGATCCAGATGTTGTGACTTTATATGTGGCACCAGCAGGCACTATGGCGCTTAGCGTTTGTGAAAAATTACCATTGCCAGCCTGAAGTTGCGACACGGTTACACCATTTACTTGCATTGACATTGACCATGTAGAAGACGATGCGAACAACGTGGCTTGCACAAAAATGGCGCGCTGCGCCGAATTTGTAAATGTGGTGCCGATACTTCGTGACCCCGTAATAACATTTGGGCCCGCGCCATTTCCAGCTAATACTTGTTGCGCTTGCGGGGCCTGGGTTGCGGCTGTAGCTGGGCCGACACTAAATGGTTGCGTGGCCGAACCCGCCAGCGCCGCATAACTTGCCAACGCGGTCGTCAACGCCGTCATCGAAACATACGAAGACAGTGCTGATGAAATAGACGACGATACTGACGCGGATGTTGCGTATGAAGCGAGCAGCGCACTCACTGCTGCGGAGGTCGTGTAGCCATACCCAGCCAAGGTTGCCGCCGTAACATATGACGACAACAAACTATTAAGTTGCGAAAGCGGAACTGCGCTCGCGCTTGCCACTGCGTTTGCCACGGCAAATTGGTTTGCGGCGTTGCCGGTCGGGCTGGCATAGTTGGCTGAGTATGCCTGAATGAACGCATTAAGAACGGCTGCTGTGAACCGCATCTCAATAACCGTGTTCGATGCAAATGCTTGCGCCGTGGTGCCTTCTTGTGCCCGCGTAACAGTTAAAATATCGCTGCTATTGCCCGTGCAAAGCACGCTCTCCCACACGCTGCCATTTTGCAGCACTGCGTAAAATGCCTGCCCCGCGCTAGGTGCAGGAAAATTAGCGCCTTGGCCGCTCGTAAGCTGGAGCGTGGTAGCTGTGCTGCTGCAAGCAATAGCCAGCGTACCTATGGCATTATTGGCAAAAAGTAATTGGGTCATCCTGAGCGCACTCCTTTGCCCCAGCCCCATAGATTAGCGCCGGAGCCATTGGCAAAATAGGGGAAGCTCCACGGCGCCCCGCCGCGCCCAAAGCCACGGTTAGCAATATCGCGCGCTTTGCTGATCCGCGCCCTGAACCTCTTCGCGTGAACCATCGCCAACGCGGCATTGCTGAAGGGCTTACCCGGCTGCTCATAAAGACGTGTCAACGTGCCGTCCAGCAACCCGTCAAACCATTGACTAAGTTGCACATCCGGTATTACCGGCGTGACAATCGTTGGCCGCAGCCCCACAAATATATGCAGCGTGCCACCTGCGCTATTCGGTTGTGGCACGAGTGTTATGAGCCCCGACAGGTTGAACGTGTACACTTGCGGTGTGTTGACTTCCGCAGCCGCCGTATCGGAGACTGCTGCCACGGGCGCCAGTGATATATCGTTGAACCGCACGTCCAGAGGCGCCACGACTTCAGCCCCTGTGATCACGGTGCCACCAGCGAGCCACCCCGCTGTGCTAACGGTCGTAGTTGGCGCCGCGATGGCTAGGCTCTGGTCATTTTGCCACGCCAAGCTCTCAGAGAAGAAGTCACGGGCCGCTTGCAAAAACTCTATCTGCATTTGCTCGTCGGTCACACCAGCGGCGCGTACCCGAATGGTATTCCACATCTGCTGGAGTGTGGCTGATGGCGATGCACCAAATAGCGGCGGCGATGAAATTACCCCGCTCATCTAGCTGCTCCTGCCATGCCAGTCAGCCGCTGCACGAACCGTCCCATGAAGGTGGCTGCCCGGCTATCATCCGTGTAGGTGTCATCGCGGCTCTCCGCGCGCCCTATGACATAATCAATGAACGCCGGTACATACTGCCAAGCGATCGGAAACTGAGCATTGGCGAGCGCCGATGTCACCAGAAACGGCGTTGTGTCGAGCCCCATCGCCAAAAACAAATCCGGCCTCAACGCACGCGCATCGGCCATGGCTTCTGTCAGCGCAAAATAAAGCTCAGCATCCTGGTAGCGATATGGCGTTGCCTGGTCCTGCACAATGGTGCGAACCTGGGTAAGTATTTGCCCATAGGTGAAGCCACTCTGCGAGCCCGACATGGTTCATTTCCTTTCCTGGTGGGTCTCACGAAGCGGCTGCATCCGTGAGGTTTCGGCCCCCTGGTGGAAAGTTAGAGCGCGCCGGTGTTCGGCGTGGCGTAGAGGCAGGCGATGGCCGTGCCATCCACCACCTTCGAGCCGTAAATCTGCAAACCGCGCAGCAGCGTGCCAAAGGTCTGTTCGGAGCGCAGCGTCTCGATCTTGCTGATCTGCGAGGCGAACGTCAGCCCATGGCTGTGCCCGGCGAAGACATACCAAGCGTTGTCCACCGAGGAGGTGGGCAGCAGGTTGGACGAATACAGCGTAAAGCGGTCGATCATGCCCAGCAGCCCGTTGCGCAGGATACTTACGCCATCGCCGGAAATGGATACTTGGCGCAAATCAGACTTCTTGATGAAGCCTGCCATCCACGAAGGGATGACCAACCAGCGACCCTGCTCGGGGATATTCTGCTCGTCAAGAACCGTCCCAAGGTCGATGATGTAGTTCAGAATGTTCGTGTTATCCATGATCACCGGGTTGCCCGCGAGTGTGGGGTTGGCGTTCGGGGCACCGAGGTTGAATTTGCCCGTGATCTTACCGGCGGTGAGGCCGGTATTATACGAAGAAATACCGGCATAAATGGTTGCCAGCACAGCGGTGTCGATGGTGATTTTCAACTGCTGCGCCGCGTCGTCCGCCCACATGCTCATCATGTTGATGTCGGATTGCACCGCGTACACATCATCTTCAACCAGGTTGAAGTAATAACCGTTGGAGATTGAGAGCACCACTATGTTGCTGGACGGGCGCTGAACCACCAACGCCTGATCCGCCGAATAGGCGTTGATCGTGATGGTGGGTTTGGTGCGGATGTTAACCGTATCGCCCTGGTTCTTGATTTCGCCTTCGTAATCGGTGTTGCTGATCGCGGCCAGAACGGTCGCGTTATAGAACTTCTCAATCAGCTTGCCCGACCAAATCTGCGGGATGAAGGTGCCGGAGTAAGCCGGGCTCGCGGCGGAACCAAGATACGGGCTGCCACTTACGGGATACGCCATTGAAAGCTCCTGTGTTTGCAGGAGCCCTCAACGGGGCCCCCTGCTGATTACTGTTTAATGCGGCCTTCGGCTTGCGCCATCATGAGGTCCGCCTCGTATGCCCGCTGCTCGGCTTCGCGCCCGACAAATTTGCCGCGCCGCACGTCATCGTAAAAGCGGGTGATGTCTTGAGAAGACCAAATGTTCTTCGGCTCTTCCACCTTAGCGGAAGCAGAAGCCCCCCGTCCGGGGGCGGCAAGGGCTTCGAGCGGCAGTTTTGGGGGCTGGTTAGCGCCCGGCGCATGCGGCACACCGGCTCTTGCGTTTGGTGCTGCGCCATTATTAACAAAAAGTTTGAAGAATGCAATAACTCTTTGTGCATCATTTTTGTTAAATGCGTCAATGAGTAAGTCGCGCCGGGGTTGCCCGCTCAACACATCGGTTTCGCCGCACCAGTTTAGGAAGCCCTGATCGGTATTGATGAACTTCCAATCTGGCATAAGCGCGTCCATGTCAGCGTAGAACATTTCCTTTGTCGCAGCGGCACGGGTCTGCGTGGTCGCGGTCATACCCGCCTGAAGCGCCTGCATCTGCATCTCAAGCCGGGCGGTTTCCTGGCGGGCAATGATAGCAGCGCGGCGGTTCACCATGTTCAGCAGGTCAGGGCCAAGGGTTTCAACCTCTTCCGGCGTCAAATCGGGAAGCGGGCCAAGCGGCGGGGGTGCCGGATTGCGCGCCGCATTCTCCAGAAGCACGAGCCGCGAGGTCAAGTCGGCCAGTTGGGTTTCAGCAGCCTCGGCGCGGCGCAGGTAAGCGCGGGCCCGCCCCTGCTCGGAACGGAACTGGTGCTCCCAGTTCTGGTCGCCCGGTGGCGTCTCGATGTTACTCTGCGGAGTAACCGGCGGGGGCGGTGGTTCGATGCCAGGGAGGTTGGGCTGGAGCGGTGGTTCGACAACGGCGGCGGGGGCTGTCGGGAGCGCGTTGGGGTCCACTGGCGGCGCTGCATTGGCAGCAGCCACCGCCGCATAGTGCGCTTCAATCTCGGCGGATGCTGCCAGCAATGCTTTCGGGCGGTGCTGGGTGATAACCACCGGCGGCAATGCTGCATCGGTTCCGGCGGCGTAGTCTGATTTAGCTTGCGACATGGTATGCTTCTCCTGTTAGGCTTTGTTGAGCGTGACGTTAATGTCACGGATCATCTGCGCACGGCCTTGCACCCTGGTCAGTTGATCTTGTGGCGACCGAACGAGCGCCTCGGCGGCTTCGGTCTCCACCGCTTTCAAAGCGGTTAAAAATTCCTTCCATTGGTCGCCAGCAACGAAGTGAAGGCGCTTCGCCACTTCCAGTAATGCAGTGTCAGCATTGGCCACTTAAATGGGCACAATGCTGGGCTGGCTGCTGTCAATGGCCGGGCCGCTGGGGTCCACCGGCGGCGTAATCTCTGCGGGTGTGGGGCGGATCGGCGGCGAGCCGTTCTTCGCATAGATATTGCGCGTGCGCGCTTCCTGCGAGCCGCCGGTCGTCTTGGCCATGGGGTTGCCCATGTAATTCAAAACCTCCTGCGTGCTGCCCTTGCCGGTCAGCGCGATGTGCTTTTCGGGGAAGTTGGCACTGTGGCCATCTCCCGTTTTTGGGTAAGAACGTAAACTTTCAACCATTACGGCATCTCCACGATTAGCGAGCCTGTCCCCCCAACGGAGACACGGGCACGAATTTTTTTGTATTTGTAATTGCATGCTACCATTGCAGGCGCAGTTTGAGTGGTAATTGTGTGCCAGCGGCTGGAACTATCGGCAACCGATAGTGGGTCCGGTGAGCACTCAACCACCACGGTTGCGCCTGAGAACGTGCCATCAATATAGATGGTCGGGGTGTAGTCCTTCCACAAACTAGACACATCGTTGTATTTTGCCGATGTGCCAGTTTGTGCTGACGCGGTAGGTACGTTAAGAAGCTGCATCGTATTAGAATGGTTTCAGCGTGTCGCCGCGCACGTCATCCGGCAGCGAGGATAGGCCCACTTTGGGTGGCAGACCATTACCAGACTTCGGGTAGGTGCGGCCACTCATCGCGGCCCCGTTGTGCTCCTTGACTGCCGGGCCAACCGGCTTGCCACCGCCCTGGATCATCTCAAGCGGCTTATCGGTTTCTTGTTTGTTATCAAAGGTTTCCATTTTCGCCATTTTAATCTCCTATTGGTTACACGCCACCATTTTGTGCTGTCCCACCCGCGTTGGGGCTGACTGTGTTCGTGCCTTGCGGCTGCGGGTTGGGGTTCTGCGGCGGCTGCGCGCCTTGAGCAGCCGCGCCGGGGGAAGGGGGTTGCCCTGGTGCGCCGGGGGGCTGCGTCGGGGGCATATTTGCCATAGCCGCCATCTTTGCCTTGATCTGTGCTTCGCTGGGGACGATCTGCTCGCCGTCGAGGCCAATGGTGCTGGCCACGGAGCGCAGCACATTGGCACGGCCCTCCGGCCCCATAATGGGTGCGTCGATCGGGTTGGCGGTCGCCTGAAGGAACTCAATCTGGCGTTGGCGTTGGGTCTCGCGCTGCACCGCAACCTGCACACCCATGACGCGCACATCTTCGTCGCCGCGCAGCATCCCGGTCGTGTCGGTCATCATAATCAAGTCATACAGGGAATTCAGCAGCCCCTCGATAATGTCGCGGTCAATGTTTGCCGCGACAGTCTGAAGAATTTTATTCGCCTGCTGCATGAGCATGGAGAGGCCGGAGGCGGTGCGCCCAGCGCCGCCGGAGAGGCTGTTGCCAGTGATATATTTCGGAATGCCGGAAAGATCATCCGCCATGGTGCTAAACGCTTGATACACCCCAAGCAATTTCTCAGAATTATCCTGCGGATTAAAAAAGGAGACGGCAGGCTGCTGGGTGTTGGAGCCGGTCGGATCATCCTGCGTGTGCCAGCGCTTCCACGGGTACAGGCTGTTGCCATCCTCGGTGTTCGCCAGGCGGCTGTCATTTACCACCACCTGGGGCCCGGATGCGATGGAGAGATTGTTGACCAGGCTGCGCAGGGTGGAGTTGCACACCTCCTGCACATCGGCGAGGATATCGGGAAGGGCATTCCCTACGATGCTACCTGGAACTTTCTCAAAGCTGGTGACATAGAACGGATGGCGCTTGCGCGGGTTGGGTACGATCTGGCACTTAATGGTGAAGTGCCCGATGATCCATGCCTGCACATAGACATCAAGCTCTGGCTCCGGCACCTGATCCGAGGTGAAGCCACGATCCAGCAGCATCTGCCCCATCACGTTGCCGTTCCACTCCAAGCAGTCAATCATCCCGCTCTCGTTCATCTGCGGGTTCTCGCGGCGCTCGGAGACCGCGCGTTCCGCGTCTGTCACGTCGATCCAATCCACCAGGCCGCCGCGCCCGTGGAGCGCCAGCACCGCCTTGATGGCGTCGCTATCAAAACCCGGAAGGCCAATCAGGTTATTCAAATCGGCGCGGGTCAGGCGCTGGCGCTGGATCACATCAGCGTCTTCGATGCGGCTCACGCCAGGCGTGAAATAGAAGTCGAACGGGCTCACGCGCTCCCAATACATCCGGGGGAACCGCGCCTGCGTTAACTTGCCGTTCTTCCATTTAATATCTTCGACCATCCGCACCACGGGGCCTTTCATGACCGCGAAGGGGAACACCGGAAGATCAACCAAAAATTCCGCCAGAGCCTGGTAGAAACCGCCCTCATCCAGAATTGTATCAATACGCTCCTCGGCCAGCTTGGCAGCCTCGCGCGCCTGGGTCTCGGCTTTGCCCAGGGCTTCCATGCGAAGTTCCTGAAGCCGGTCCTGCACGTTTTTAAGCTGTGGCTTGGCACCCTGCGCCATGGCCATCGTAAGCTCGGTGCGGACCTGCTGCTGTATCTGCGCATCTGCGTTGTCAGGTATGGAGGGGGTGGGTGTCGGGCTTATGCCCCATGGCCGGTCAGACCCCAGATACACGTCCCGCAGCAAGCTGCTGGCGCCACGGCATTTGACCGAGATGATGCGGGCATAGACATCGGAGCCCTCAAACAGCTTAATCGCAGCCAATTTCTCCGGGTCATACTGCCCATTGAACACCCGAAGTGCCTTCAGCATCCGGTCATTCCAGCCCTGAACCGTGTTGCGGTGCCGCGAGAAAATCCAATACTGGCGCGTAATATACGCGCTAAGTCCTTGTAATTGCATACTATTTGGTTCTGGTATGGCGTTCTGTGCGGCTTTGGTCGCAACCTGCTGCGCCTCGGCGTCAGCCGCGCTGGCAACCCGGAGCAGGCCGTGGCCGCGCGGCGGCGAAGAAAGCGTTTGGCTCATTGACACCACATAGCCTATGTTGCGAAGACATTACCACAACTTATTGAGAGGCGCCATGGGCACTGTGCTCGATACCCCCGCCAGTCCGCTCCAAATCATGAGCAGCCACCTGGCGCAAATCGCCAACGAAATCGCGCTGGATATTCTGCCGGTCGAAGACATCAAGAAGCTCTACGGCCTGGACGACGCCGCATGGGATGCCATGCTGAAGCACCCCACTTTCGATGCTATGCTTACCGACGCCATCAAAGAATGGAACGGCGCCAGCAACGTGGAGAAGCGCATCAGGCTTAAAGCCAAAGCATCCATCGAAATGAGCTTGCTGCGGTTCCATACCGACATGAACAACCCCGACATCACCCTGGCCTCACGCACCGAAGCCCTGAAGACAATCATGAAGCTGGCTGGCATGGACCAAGCAGCGCCGGTTCAGGTTGGCGGCACAGGGGGCTGGTCCCTCCAAATCCACATTGGCAATCAGGTTGTTGGGGTGACGCCCAGCGGGCCTGCCTCACCAATTATTGAAGGTGAAGCTGCATGATTTACACGGCACCCACCACTGTCGCTAAATTTATGCTGAACCCCAACTTTGCCAGGTGGATCATCGGACCGCTCGGTTCCGGCAAGACGGCTGGTATCATCATGGATTTAACCAGGCATATGCGCGAACAGGAGCCAGACGCGCAAGGAGTGCGCCCCACCCGCTTCGCCGTGGTGCGTAACACTCTTCAGCAGCTTCGCCAGACGGTGCTTCCCGACATCATGACGTGGCTCGGCCCCGTCGCCCAGTTCAAATTCACGGATAGCACCATCCATTTTAATTTCCCCCTGGATGATGGCACGCGGGTAAAAAGTGAATGGCTACTGATCCCGCTCGATAGCCCCGAAGATCAAAAGCGCTTGCTCTCGCTCCAGCTTACTGGCGCATGGCTGGCCGAGTTCCGCGAATTGCCATATCAGGTGTGCGCTGCCGTCATGGGCCGCGTCGGGCGCTACCCGTCACCTGCTGTGGTCAAGCCCACCTGGCAGGGCATCGTCGGCGAGAGCAACCCCTTCTCCGAGGGCTCAGAGTGGTTCGAACACCTGGTCATGGACCTGCCCGATGGCTGGAGCTTTTTCAAACAGCCAGGCGGCCTGTCACCAGAAGCCGAAAACCGCGAGAACCTGCCCGCCAATTATTACGAGCGTTTGTCTGGCGGCCATTCCGACGAATGGAAAAAAGTACATATCGACGGTCTTTATGGCGACGATCTATCCGGCCAAGCCGTGTTTCGCGCCAGCTTCAACCCGCTCATCCATTGCTCGCGCAGCACGCTCACCGTAAACCCGCATCGGCCCGTCATGGTTGCTCTAGATTTTGGGCGCACACCCACGGCGCTAGTGTGCCAAGTGGACACCATAGGGCGCCTCATAGTGTTTCAGGAAATAACCTCCGTTGATATGGGTCTCGCCAAATTCATTCAAAGCCTACTCACTCCGGCATTGCAAGGCGAGCGTTACGGCGGCAGGCGGGTGTTTGTGGTGGCGGACCCGGCGGGCAACATCAAGAGCCAAGACACTGAGAACTCGCTGTTCGACGTGCTGCGGAATAATGGCTACGTCGCCTTTCCGGCGCCAACCAACGACATATCCAGGCGGCTTACGGCGGTAGAACAGCTTCTTATCGGGCGGCGCGGCGACCAGCCGCAGGCGCTCCTTATTGATGCGCAGCACTGCCCAATGCTGGTCAAGGCGCTTCTGCACAACTATAAGTACAAACGCCGGGTTGATGGCAGCACCGAAGACAAGCCGGAAAAGCTGCATCCGTGGAGTGATTTAGCTGATTGTTTGCAATACGCCTCGCTAGGTGCCCAAATAGACGCCACAGGTAAGATCATGGCAAAATTCACAACTAAGCAAAACGTGAGGCCAAGGATACCCGCTTCGGCTTGGACCTAAGCGCGGCCCAAAAGTGTCTCAATAATACGCGCGTCAAGCAGCTTGTTGCTGATTTCTTTTGAAGTGGCAATTTGCAAATATGGCGCGCTGGCAGCGGTCTGGCGATCAATCGGCCTGAGTGGTGCTCCCAGATCGAACCGATCAATCGCCGCGTAGATAGCCTGCCGCGACACATTGAACTTGTCAGCAATATCCGTTTTCTCATGGCCGGTGGCCAGAAGAATGCGGATGGTTTCGATGCGCAAAAGCGAAGTGTGAACAGGCAGTATCATTGCGCAGGCTTTTGCCCGATTGAGCTACCAACCTTAGCAGCTTCCCAGTCCTCCGCAAGTTTATCGAAGTGGTTTGGAAGTGCAGGTGCGGTTTCCCCCAGCTTGGCGTAGTCCACACCAACCGCGTTTTGCAGTGTGCTCGTGCTCGTCATCTCGTCGGCGTTATTGCCGGTGGCGCGCGCCATGTTCGTTTCGACTTTGGGAGTTGTAACCGGCACGAGAGAGGGACCCGCTACCTGCTCAAATAGGTTCGGGGCTTCAAGCGCCACCAGCAGCCGCAAGGCTTCCACCAAATGGGCCATTTCCATACGAGCGATGCGCCCGGCCACGGAGGAAAAACCAGTGAATTGCTTGAGTGCGTCCGAGGTCGCATTCGCCATAGCCGCGTGCACCGCGCCAAGTGCCGCACCAGCGACGGGTGCGGCATAAATCTCGGTCGCTTTGGCGTAAATCTGTTTTGCCACTTTGAGCACATCGGCGCCCACGTCCTCGCCGTCCACGGCGTAGAGCTTGTCGATGCGTTGTTTCAGCCATGAAAGTATCATTGTGCTTTTCCTTTTGTTTTGGTTGGGGTGATTTTGTCTTGGGGGTTTGCTGCGGCTGGCGCTTCAAAGATGTTGGGCACAGCTTCGTAGACGCGCTTTATGCGCACCAACTCATCGATAATGTCCGACATCACGGCGCGGGGAGATGCGTTATCCACGTTTATGTTGGGGGCGTGGTACAGCACCGTTGCAACACCGACCGCCCTGGCGATCAGGGTGTTCAGGCGCCGGATATGGTCATCATTGGTTTCGGGCAGCGGTTGGGGCATGGCACTCACTCTGGCGCTGGTTGGCAGGTTTGTCAACAGGAAGGTTGCACCGCAAAGGGTTGTTGCATTACCCAAAATTTATGCTATATGTAGTGCGGGGTTGTCCTTGGATGGTCCTGCCGTACGTTTGGTTTTCCTCCCTGAACTTGGCGGCTCTGGCTTAAGCCAGAGCCGTTTTTTCTTTGGGCTTGCGGCTGCCCATCTTCTGGCCATGCCCCACAAACAGCACTTCCTTGACGTGCTTGCTCCAGCACAGCCTGCAGGTGGCGCAGCAGGCTGTTTTGTCGGTGCTGGTCGGGCACAGCACCGTAGTGGGGGAAGTATCCTGCGGCGTCGGCTGGGGGTTTTTATAGTTAAGGGGCGGTGCCGTGGGTTTCATTTGTTTATTTCCCGCATCATGAAGTGCTTGCGCCCGTGCTCGTCAGGGCATGGTTTAGCCGTGTCACAGTGCAGCACGTAGCTGCGGCCCGCTGGCTCATTGAAGTTCATCCGCAGGTGAAGCGCATCTCGCTCCATGCCGCCGGGCACACAGCACAGCAATATGGTTGGTGATAAATATTGGTATCCAATGGTGAATTCTTCCTCGAACTGGCCCTGCTCCACTACACCGATGCCCCGGCTTCCGCCCCCGCGTATTCTTCTACTTTGCGTTTAAGCTCTGTTATCTCGTGCTGCTGGAGCACAATAAGCTGCTGCACTAAAATAAGGTCAATGTGCATCGAATGGTCACGCAGTGTGGGGTGGTTGCGGTCGTTGATCCGTAGGTTTATGCGCCCGAGAAGCGATGCGATCTGGTTGCTGGTCATTGGGCTTTTCCTTGAGCGGGTGTTTTTTGGGTCTGGGTGGCATTCGTGCCGATGGGCAGAGCAGCGATGAACTTCCGGTCGCGCTCGGCCTTGGCACCGCGCCAGCCGTCTTGTAGCGCCTCTGCGATGCGGGTGTGAAAGGATTTTAATTCGGGTTGAGGGAGAATTTTTAAGGGCATGCACTGAAGCTTTCTTTTGTTTGTGTGGGAAGTTTCAAAGGTTGCCGTGGTGTCATGAGTGGAGTGTAATGTGACTGCTTCCGGTTGTCAAACTATTTTTTCGTGGTTCCGTATGTGGCTGCTCTAAAGGCCGGGCCGGGGGGTGGTGGCGTGTCCAGCTACCCCCCGGCCCGGCCGGTTACTCCGCGGAGTAACGATCAACCACGCAAAAACAAACGCAGTTAACTAGACCATCCCTTAGTAGGGGAGCAACCATGCGGCTCCCCCGCTCTTAAACAACCGAATAGGATTATCATCATGACACAAGTTACCGACTTGATTGATTACGCGCGCGCGCAAGGCGTTGCGTTTTTCCAGGGCAAAATCGCCACGGGGAATGACTTGAATAGCGCGCGAGTGCTGGCCATTGTTCCGGCCATCAAAGCCATCGAGGCGCAAGAAATTGAGTTTACCACCGAATTGCCCGGCCTTATCACGCGGGCATACATTGACGGCACGCAAGCAACCGTGAGTGACGCCAGCATGTCGTCCGCTATCTCGAAAACCGCAAGGTTTCTCAAGGCGGCCGATATTGGTTTTGCATGGCCAACCATTGAAATGGTTGGCGCCGTCATTCGCGAAACGAATGACAAGGCGGCGCGTGACGTCATGGCCAAGCGCGCGTTTGAAAAGCTTCTGACCCTCATGGGTGAAGTCATCGCACGCAAAGCCATGCCGCCGCGCGAAGTCATCTTGGCGACGCTTAACCCGCAAGCGGTTGATCCATCCAAGAATGAAAAGCTTGCTGCGCTTTTCAGCAAGCTTGGAAAGCTTGCGAAAGAAACCGCCACCATGGACATGAACCGATACAGCGCCATGGCGGTGGAGGGTTTGCGGTATGAGCGGCTCGCAGGCGAGCATAAAGCACTTGCGGCACGTGAAGCCGAGCACGCCAAGCCGGCGGCGCCTATAGAAGCTGTTACTCCACAGAGTAATGAGCCGGTAAGCATGCCACAAGCCTGCGCGGAAGCACGCGGCTTAGTACACGAGGAAGTGGTCGAAACCACGGAACAAGATGGCGTGGATATGATCCTTGCAGCGTAACTCTATGAGTTTTCGTTTTAAGCCCAAGCAAGCCCCTACACCGCGCCGTAGCGCGGTGTAGGTTGAGCTAATCTTATATTTGGTTTTGTTTTACGCCGCTGGCATCGCGCTTACGGCAACTGTTATAGGCCTCTTTGCAGGCCTATTCCGCTAGTGGTGCAAAAAACCCCGTGGCTCGACGCCACGGGGTTTTTTGCGCTTATTTTTCGCGCCATCTCACGTGCGCCATAAGTAAATAACTACACTTGTGTTTATTCAACCATCGCGACCCGCCGCATATGGCAACCCGATGGTTGAATAACTGCACGCTAATAAGCATGATGTGGTCTTTTACATTGTAAATCAGGCTGATTGCGCCGCAAATAAACTGTGGCTGTTTGCGTGGTTATTATAATAACCACGCGAATATATTTTGAACATTATCGCGTGTTTTTGCCCGTTTTTTGGTTAGTGGGGCAGGGGTACAGGCGAGATCACTAGGCAGTTGGCGGCACTTTATCTGTCACAAGTAAATTACTACGTGTTTAAGCTATTGATTTCTTAGTGAGTTTTTTGGTTTAGATATATCAATGGCAAAACCGCTGGTGAGTTTTCGGCAGTTGTTGTTTAACTTATAACTTATTGATTTCTTATATATATTTTATTGAATTGTTAGTTTACACTGTACATTTTTATATTGGTTTAGATTTGGCTAGCTACGCGTTTAAAAAAAATAATTTGACATACGGGGGGTATAGGTATATGGGGGGTATGTTAATTTATTTTTTATAAAAAAGGTCTCGTGTACCTAAAACCAAAAAATAACCGCTAAACCACGCAATACGCAGCAATTTCAACGTCTTACACTGGCGTTTTCACAGCCCGAAAGTACCCCTCCCATGCAAAAACCAGACTACGCGCAATACCTCGCCGATATGTCAGCACTAGATGGCCAAAAGGCTGAGTGGCATAAGCAATACCTCGCCGATATGTCAGCACTGGGCGCCCAAAAAACCGAGCGGCAACGCCGTTACACTGCCGAACTTGCAGCCTATAGGCTATCCCAACCCACGGCGGCGGAAACCCAGCAGGACAAGCAGGCTGCAACACTCGCACGCTTGGCATGGCTGAAAAAAGACGCCGCACGCATAGACGACGCGCGTGCCGCACTCACTGCGAGCCCAGACCCTCAATCCACGCTGCGGCTTTCCGCCCTCAATAGCGAGCGGAAGAGTACCCAAAAGCGCATTGACGCGATAGAGCGCAAGATAGAGCGCGAAAACCCTGCACTCGTTAACGCGCTGACTGGGCGCGCCACACTGGAAGGCGAAGTGGGCGGCCTCCTCGCCGAGATTATGAAAGCGCAAGCCGCGTTCTCTGCCGATGAGCTTAAACACCTCGCATGGTATCAGACCAAAAAAGCGCGGTATATTGAGCTTGTCAACCACCTTACGGGGTCGGAGCCGTGACCCGCCTATCTCGTAAATTCCGCTTCCCGGCCAAGTCATCCTATCTGGCCAAGCGCCAGCTTTTGGAGGCTGCCGGGTGGCGCTGCCACCCAGACATGCCGCCCAACCACCACTATGCCGCTGCAATGGCATTAAAAGGGCTGTGTGAAGCATCTGGGCTGCCGTTCACCAGTTACCGCTTATCCCGCGTGCTTCGTATAAACGAGGACACCGCTATGGAACTGATGGCGCGCCACACCGCGTTCCGGGCTGCTTATGGTGAACTGGCGGCATCGCGGTGGGGACTGCTGCGCGCAGAGAAAGAAATAACTTCCTTCGCCGAGCAGATTGCGCCGCTCAGAATACCCACGCCAAAGCAATTATGGTTACTCTACGGAGTAATTCAGCACAGATGCCTGTGGAGCGCCGCTGAAGCGGCCGATTTAATGGCGAATTACATCCAGCGTGCGCTTCTGGCGCAGCGCGAACGCCTCGCCAGCACATGGTGGACCAAGCACGACACCATTGAAGACGACTACCTCACGATCGCCGCGCTGATACTACGCGAGGGCGCCGCCAGGGAGCATTACGAGCTACCCATGCCGGGCGAACCGGCGCAGTGCTTCAATGGCGTGGGGTTTTTTATTGATGAGCGGCCCTTCCCGGCGCTGAAGGATCATTTGGTGGCACTGGGGCGTAATTTAGGCGCGGGCGTTAAGCTCACGCTGCAACCGGATGTGCTGGAGATTGTCTCCACGCGCGTGTGAAACAGAGGGGAATAACCATGACAACATACGAGGATATGCGGAAGCTAATCGGCAAGTGCGTCGAAATACCAGCCCACTATTATACGTGGATGCAAGGCGCGCGGTTTGGGGTTGTGACTAGCGTTCGGCCCGCCAAACCAGGAATTTCAGCGTGCATTTGCGTGCGGATGGATAACCCGCGCATTACAAAGCTGGTCCGCGTCTGGCGGCTCGATGTTGAATACTGTAAGGTATTGGGGGATGTGCTATAATGGTTATAACATACACGGAAACTGACCGAGCCGCAGTGTCCGTATTGTCGGATATAGAGCGCGCATGGGCAATTCACTACGCGCTGATGAGTATCCACGCCGAGTTAGGGCGGGAAGGGCTGAGCCTGAGCAACTGCCACGACTACATAATTGCGGTTGTAAATGTTGTGGAGCATTTCAATGAAGCCACGCTCATGCCGAACACGGCATCTATCCGCGCGATGATCGGTAAGGGCGTAAAACCATGAACGCCGTCGAAACATCCCAACTCGCTGCCGCGCTGAGAGCCCGTGGGCTGATCGTTGGCAAGCGCGACTATAACCGCAACACAGCTTTCCAGGGCTGTTGGATGGTGGCTGAGCCCATAGCAAGATCAAAACTCCCTACACACGACGCCAGCGACGGCGCTTATTGTGCGGTGGGGTTCAACCTCGTACTTCTTATGGAAGAGGCACAAATTTATTTTGAGGTGGAGTATTAAAATGCTGCACACTGTAAAAAATAAGCACCACGACTCCGCGCCCGGACGCGGAGACGGACGCGGAGACGGACGCGGAGACGGACGCGGAGACGGAGACGGACGCGGAGACGGAGACGGACGCGGAGACGGAGCCGGAGCCGGAGACGGACGCGGAGACGGACGCGGAGCCGGATGCGGAGCCGGAGACGGAGCCGGATACGGAGACGGAGCCGGAGACGGAGCCGGATACGGACGCGGAGCCGGAGCCGGAGACGGACGCGGAGCCGGAGACGGAGCCGGAGACGGAGCCAGATACGGAGCCGGAGACGGAGACGGAGCCGGAGCCGGAGACGGACGCGGAGACGGACGCGGAGCCGGAGCCGGAGCCGGAGCCGGAGCCGGAACTTACGCGCCCCCGACCGAGATGGAGTGCACCACGCCTTACATGACGGATAAAACCGAGTGGCTTAGGCTGCGCGAGAAACTTATTGAAGCAACAACCTAACAGGATATGCTGTGTTATGAGCTTAATTACCAACCACAAACCGCGCTGGAACATTATATTTCGTGCCAAAAATATCCGCCACGTCGTAGATGGCTCTTTGCTGGGGCGCGAGTACAGCGCTAATGATGCTGCTTCGGCGATCCTTATGTTCAAAATGAGTATGTATCAGCATTGTGAGTTCATAAAGTGCGAGCAGATATTTGAAAACCGTTTTGGTTATGACAACCAAAACACAGATGTATCAAAACCAAAGCTAATAAAATAGTAATTGCTGGGTGGTGCTTACTTCGCAGAGTAAGCACCACCCAGCAATTACGCTGATAACACAAAGGAAAAGCACATGACAAAAGACAACGGTATGGAACAAGTAATGGCTGCGCGGCTGAGTGAGCCAAACCACAAGCACCCTATGGTGGGGCGCCGCTGCTTGGTGCGCACCTATTCCGCAGGCGTGCATATCGGCGACGTGTTGCACGTGGATGGCATGGAGGTTCATCTTATGAACGCGCTACGCTTGTGGAAGTGGGAAGGTGGGGGGCTCTCATTATCGGCTGTGGCGAACAACGGTATTAAGGGTGGCCGACTTAACTACACACATGAAGTGTACCTAACAAACGCCATCGAAATAATCCCCACCACAGAAGTTGCCGAGGCCAGCTATGCAAAATTTATTGAAGATAAAAAGTAAGCACCACGGCGATACACCCGGAGCCGGAGCCGGATACGGAGACGGAGACGGAGACGGAGCCGGAGCCGGATACGGAGACGGAGCCGGAGCCGGAGCCGGAGCCGGAGCCGGAGCCGGAGCCGGAGCCGGAGACGGACGCGGAGCCGGAGCCGGAGCCGGAGCCGGAGCCGGAGCCGGAGCCGGAGCCGGAGACGGAGCCGGAGCCGGAGCCGGAGCCGGAGCCGGAGCCGGAGCCGGAGACGGACGCGGAGCCGGACGCGGAGCCGGAGCCGGAGCCGGACGCGGAGCCGGAGCCGGAGCCGGAGCCGGAGCCGGAGCCGGAGCCGGAGCCTACGCGCCCCCGACCGAGATGGAGTGCACCACGCCTTACATGACGGATAAAACCGAGTGGCTTAGGCTGCGCGAGAAACTTATTGAAGCAACAACCTAAGACCCTTCCCGATGGTACAAACCATCGGGTTTGGCCTGTGGTTGTCACAGGAAGTAGAGGAGAAAAACCAAATGCGAGCACCAATGGGCTTAAAACTTTCGCAGATTGCAAAAGAAGCCCCCAAACTTATCCAGGCGGGTGTTTCCGTCGAACTGATCGGCCCACCAGGCTGCGGCAAAACGGAACTGGTGGAGCAGATTGTCAGCGAAATGGCAAAGCGCACGGGCACCCCTTGGGGTTTCGCGGTGCTGAACGCCAGCACCGCTCTGCCGATAACCGTGCCGGGCTTTCCCTTGTTTTCGGGCAAGAACGAACGCGGTGTGCGCGTCACGGAGCACACAGAGCCCGTGTGGATGACATGCCGCAATGGCAAAAGTGTGCATGAATACACACATGGTATTCTGCTGATAGATGAGCGTCGAAGCGCTGAGGGTGATATCAAGAAGCAACTGGCTGACTTGCTTTTGAATGGGCGTTCCGGCAACCACGCCTTGCCACCCGGCTGGGTGGTGTGGTCAACAGGCAACCGCACGGTGGATCGTTCGGGCGCTACAAAGGATTATGACTTCATCATCAACCGGCACGTCGAAATCCATGTACGGCAGGACATTGAGGACGTCGCCGACCACTACGCAACGATCGGCGTGCATCCGGCTGTCATCGCATTCTGCCTGCAAAACCCGCAGATCATCATGCACGATAGCGTGCCGGAGATACAAGGGCCGTGGGCCACGCCACGCTCCATGGTGCTGGCCGATAAAATACTGCGGCAATATGCTGACCCGGCGGACCCCGACAGGATACCGTATAGCCCCGTGCTAATGGGCATCACGGCGGGCATTATCGGCGAAGGCGCGGCCAACCAGCTTGCTACGTTCCTGAAAATGGCGAACTCGGCAATCCAGTTTTCGGACATCATTGCAGACCCAAAAAACTGCCCGCTGCCGGAGAAGCCTGACATGCAGATGCTTACATGCTATATGTGCGCATCACGCACGGACATGAAGAATGTGGACGCGGTTATTAAATACATATCACGGCTACCTGAAGAGTTTGCCGTGATGTTTATTAAGTCCGCGCTGAAGCGGGACGGGAACATCATCAACACGAAGGCGGTGGGCGATTGGTGTGGTAAAAACGCCACGCTGATGGGTGTGGTGGTGAACTTGGGGTAAAACCAAGAGTGCGGGGATAACCCCCGCACTCCCCTTGGAAAACCATATGGAGCCACGTATGGTTTTCTTTGAGGAGTAACCAATGACATTCACAACAGCAAAAGACCTAACCCACGAGGAGAAGAATGCTTTAACAGAGCTTCGAGCGGGGGTCATGTGGGCGCAGCCGTTTTTTAGCCATTTATTGCTGGACCAGTGCAACCTTGTTCCGAGCCGGGATATACCCTACGCCGCGACAGACGGAAAAAACATCTATCTTAACCCGGCAAAATTCGCCGAGTGGGACTTGCAGCAGCGCCTCTACGTGCTTTGCCATGAAATATGCCACGTCATGTGGGAGCATTGTGAGCAGGCATACACCATGCGGGATGGTATTTTTGGCCCCAACGGCATGCTGCCGGTTGATCTTGAACTGGTTAACAAGGTGCAGGATTGGACTATCAACGCCTTTCTGGACGAGTGCAAAATAGGTAAGCACCCGAAAGAGGGCCATTTTAACCCGCGCATCAAAGGTGGTGAAAGCTGGGTTGGCATATACGCCGAGGAATATGCCAAGGCGCAGCAGAACAGCGGTAAAGGGCACAACCAACAGCCTGGGAACGGGCTGCCGCCGCTGTCCGGTCAGGGAAGTGATCCACCACCCAACCCAGGTGGCTTCGACAACCACCTGCCGCCTGGTGCTGGTGAGCCAGGCAAGACCCCTGCACAGGCGGTCCAAGAGCGCAAGGATAATCAGTCTGCAATGGCGCAGGCGATCAACCAGGCGCTCCAGGTGGCCAAGGCGCGCGGCAAAGTGCCGGATGCCATTCAGCGGCTCGTTGACGCGCTGCTTGAGCCCAAGGTGGACTGGAAGGACAAATTGGCGACGCTGGTGACAAAGACGATCGGCGGGGGCAATTATGACTGGAAGAGCCCCGACCCGATAATGCTCATCTTTGCCGATCCGGTGTACACACCAAGGCGCGCGGGCATCGGAGTGGGCACAGTGGTGGTTGCAGTCGACACCTCTGGGTCTGTTGGCCAACGCGAAATGAACATCATGGGGGGTGCCATGGCGGGGATATTCGAGCAGGCGATGCCCGAAACCGCGCATGTAGTTTTCTGTGATGCTAAAGTGCACGGTGTGCATGAGCTAGATGATCCCACTGACATCGACGCGGTGCAGGTTGTGCGCGAGGCCGTAGGTGGCGGTGGCACAATGTTTTCGCCAGTGTTCGACAAGCTGGATGAACTGAACATCATACCTGATTGTTTGGTTTACCTCACTGATGGGTATGGCTCGGCGCCACAGCACGCGCCGACCTATCCTGTGGTCTGGGCCATCACGCCAGGGGGGAGTAATTCTTGCCCGTGGGGAGACACCGTAGAACTAGAAGTGTAACGCTTATTTGGGTGATTATCTGTATTTACTCTGCGGAGTAATCGGGTAATCATCCTGATAAACGCTATTAGGACTTAAACCATGAGATATCGTGCACGCTACAGGAAAGAAGGGTACGCGACTAATTTTGGCACACTCTTTGATGCGGCCAATCCAATGGATGCGTTGTCGAAAGCAAAACTAGCACCACCAGATTGGGATGTGTACGAGATTGAGGGGTTTAATTATAATCTCGATTGGGTAGTCGTTTGGCACGCGAAAAACAACGGAGAATGATATGCCAGCACATATTTGTTTTAAGGCTAAAATAAGACAATCTTACAACGTGGGTGGTAGTTTGCATAGAGAATACGCCCAGGTGCCTGTGTTCACTAGCGCACACTATAGTATTGCCAAGTTTCGCACGCGCCCAAAATATGCTGGAATAGCAAACTCTGCGCTGTTTTCATCTGCGCTAAAGCGCATTAGGCGTAGCATTATAGGTTCTGACTGCCGAGAGCACATCTATATGGATGCGCTGCCAGAAAACGTAGCGGTTGATCGAAGCGGGTTTTTAGCCGTTTTTACTATTGTTGTGGCAGATAGATAAATGCTCCGTTTTAAAGTGCAAGCGGGCAAAACCCCCTTCAAAAATCCTTGGGGTGACGAAACTAGCTGGATAGAAATAGAGGCTGCAAACTTGCAGGAGTGCCTGATAAAAACCAAGGTTAAGCACCCAGGCGTGCCCATACTCATGGTGTTCATGATGAAGCGGCGGCTTTCCGGCGAAAGATCGTTTGCCGTGGATGAGCTTGTGTTCTCAACATTTGAAGAGATGCCATGACATGCAAAATTTATTGAAGATAAAAAGTAAGCATCACGGCTCTGCCCCCGGAGCCGGCTCCGGATACGGAGACGGAGCCGGCTCCGGATACGGAGACGGAGCCGGAGCCGGAGACGGAGCCGGAGACGGAGACGGAGCCGGAGCCGGAGCCGGAGCCGGAGCCGGAGCCGGAGCCGGAGCCGGAGACGGACGCGGAGACGGAGCCGGAGACGGACGCGGAGCCGGAGCCGGAGACGGAGCCGGAGCCAGATACGGAGCCGGAGACGGAGCCGGAGCCGGAGACGGACGCGGAGACGGACGCGGAGCCGGAGCCGGAGCCGGAGCCGGAGCCGGAGCCGGAGCCGGAGCCGGAGCCGGAGCCGGAACTTACGCGCCCCCGACCGAGATGGAGTGCACCACGCCTTACATGACGGATAAAACCGAGTGGCTTAGGCTGCGCGAGAAACTTATTGAAGCAACAACCTAACAGGAGATTAAAATGGACATTGACACCACAACAAAAGCTGACCTTATTTCCGCTTTGCAGAATACGGCTTTGCTGTGCGGCCTGCGGACGCGAGCACTTGGCCTTCAACGCACGCACAAATCCGCCAGTGCGGAAGTCACCACGCAACACAAAGCCACAATAAATGCGGTGACCGTGCGCGTGAACCGGCTGGCCGACGCTGACACTTACCACCGCAAGCTGGTGGGCCTTCAGAACAACATGCGTAAGCTGTTTGAAACACACACACTGCCGTGGGATGGCGCGGGCGGCTGGCGCCTACTGCCCAATGCCAGCTTCCTCAAGTTGGCCGGGCTGGTGAACCCACTCCAAAAGGAGATCGCCCTTTGCATTGAGGAATACCGCGAGAAGGCGCCGGAGATCATCGCCAAGGCGCGCGCCAATCTTGGCGACCTGGCGCTGGAGATTGCGTTGCCGACCGTGGAGGAGCTTTCCACGGCCTATGAAGCGCGGCTGGAGTTCGGGTCAATCCCCGATACCAAGGCGCTGAAGAACCTGCCACCGGCAATCACTGGCAAGCTGGCGCAGCATATGCAGACACGCGCCCAGACAGCCTACGATGCAGCCCTGGACGACATAAACAACCGCATGGTTAAGCCGCTGCAACATCTGATCGAGCGGCTGGATGCTTTTGAGGAGCGTGAAGGCCGCGAGAAGATGGAAGGTGTGCGTGACCTTCAAGGCGTGTTCCGCGATACCACGGTGAGCAATATCACGGAACTGGCGGATGTGCTGCCAACCCTTAATGTGCTCGGCGACCACAACACAACGGAGGCAGTCAATGCGGTTGTCGAACTCGCAGGTTCAATCACTGCTGAAAGCCTGCGCGCGTCACGCGAGCGCCGCGATGCTGCAAGAGCTAAAGCAGCATCTATTCTCGCTGGAATGGGCTCCTGAATGGGAGAAAACAGCCGCTATTATTGGCGGGTTTGGTAGCCATCTAAGGAGCTTAATGATGGAAGAAAAGCCAACACACACGGTTTTTATCGCCCCCGGCAAAGGTGGTAAAAACATTCTGCATAGCCTCACTGCTAAAAACAGCAGTGAGGCTATGATAAAAGCCAAGCTGTGGCAGGTGGAAAGTGATAATCCTGGCAGAATTAAAATGGTGGTTGAACACGCCGAAGGGCCGGGCGCCACTGGCCACAGCAGCATTACATTCAATGCTGACCAGATTGACCCCGCAGCCGAAGAAATAATGGAGGATTTAGATGGCCAACAAGCCGAACGAAGCGGGAGGTAAAAATGCTTATTTCGTGGTTTTTGAGACGAGAATACCCATCGAAGAAGCCGCACGCAAAAATCCATGGTGCACTCCCTATAACCATGAGCAAAAAATAAATGCACATACATATTGCATGTATGTTAGCGCACTAAATGACCACGAGGCGCTATTTGCGGCGCGCGCCACACTGGCGTTAAACAACCAGGCGCACACACTTATTACCCATGTGGAAGTCACCGAGGATAAAAAATTCCGAACCATATTGAAAGGATAACCGGCATGAAACGCAGAGAGCCGCCAAACAAAAACACCAGCCGTGTGCGCGGGCTGTGCTCCAACCAGTGGCAAGGGCTGCGAAGCTGGCTGCAAAACCGACGCTCGCTCGTGTGTAGGGCCGAAGAAGAAGTTCCGATGCTGGACTTTCTCGACCTGATCTATGAGCCGGAGGCCAAAACGCACTGGCTTGCCAACCACTATTATTTCGGCTCGCGCTGGGTTACGGGCCACCCCGCCAACTTGGCCAATACTTTGGTAGCAACTGTGCGCCCGCGTGCCGCCTCAAAAAATTACACGCTGCGTATATTCACTGGCGGCAACAGCGGCAGTACGCAATGGTGCCCATACACACCAGAGATAGGCGGCGACCGTCTTTGCCGATCCTTGGAGTTTACACCATTGGACATGCTTAGTGGCAGCGGATTGCCTGAACGCATTCGGCCACTGCACGAGAAATACGGGCGCCACATCGTGCGTTGCGCCCGTGAGAACGAAGTATTCAACATGGCGATGCGCAGTGTGGCGTACCTATTTGAGAATGCAGTATGCACGCGGATGATTGCGCATTTTTTCCCTGAGATAATTCCTTACGTGCCGCATGGCAAACTAACTTATTGGGCGAAGACAAAAACCAATAGTTTCGCTGGTAAGTACAAAGAGGATAAATACGCGCTGGATAATATGGCGGTTGGGCTGGGGCAAAACTGGGAAATATACAAAAAATTTATTATGTCGTTGGTTGCGCGGGCGCTTATTGTGGAAGCCATTGACCGCGAGCGCGGCACCGACCCAGTTGATGGATGGGCGGAGCGCGGCTGGTACGAGACGCCGGAAAATGGCGGCAAACCAATAGAAGATTGGCGCGTCCGGCTGGTGTTTTCACCTTGATTGATTACCGGCAATGTGTAAGTATGGAGTTGTCACAGCCAGCTATGGGGCGGAGAAATAAGACGAGGTCAGAGATCATCAGCGACGGCCGTCTCATTGTACCTGTGTGGCGTCTTAATATTAAAGATCATCGCTTACCGCCAACAGACTACACCGTGGCACATGACGAGCCGATACTATGTCTCTGTCGGCAGCATCTTCGTCACTGGTGTTATGGCTGCGTTTGCCACCGCCCTTGCGATAGGAGTTATTAAATGAGCATCCTACAGGAGCTAAAGAGCTACGTCGATGACATCATGGTCGACAAATACGGGCGCCTAGACGGCCCCCTGCCGTGGCCCGAAGAACCTACCGTTTCTGAGGATCACGTTGGGAAAGAGTTCACGCTTGGGCCGAAATATGCTCCGCTCGACGGATGCGCGGTGCGGATCATGGCTCTAACCGGCTACGAACGTATGTGTAACTCATACACGGCTGTTATTCTGGATGGACCTTATAAGGGTAGTGACATTAGCACCACCCCGCGCGAGCCCGCATTAAACGATGCGATTAGCAAATGAGGCGGGCGTATTTGGATTTCGAGACATATTACTCGAACGAGTATTCACTGTCGCGCATGACGCCTGCCGAATACATCAACGATCCGCGTTATGAAACACTGGGCGCTGCGTGTGCATTCAACGACGAGCCCGGTGTGTGGCTGGAAGACCAAGACCTGGCTAACTGGATCGCCAGCGTGGGCAACGAGCCGACCATCATCTTCTCGCACAATGCGCTGTTCGATGCGGTCATCATGGCGTGGAAATACGGGCTCAACCCCACACTATGGGGCGACACGCTGGGGATGGCGCGCGGCGTGCTGAATGGGGTGCTGAAGCGGTTCAGCCTGGCGTCTGTGAGCGAGCATCTGGGGCTTGGGCACAAGGGCGGCACGGTGTTGAGTATGAAGGGCTACAACAAAGCAGCTTTGCATGCCAACACCGCGCTTTACGCCGAAGCTAAGGCATACGCCATCAATGACATGGACCTATGCCGCAAGATCGAGCGCGCTCTGGCACCGAGCTTTCCGGTGGAGGAATATCTGACAATAGACACGCTCATTAGAGCCGTGACTGAACCGATGCTAATGCTGGACATGCCGTTGGTGTACACGCACATCCAGCAAATACAGCAGCGCAAGCTAGAACTGCTCCAAGCAGTTGCGTTAGACGTGCCTGCTACTCTGATGAGCAACCAGAAATTTGCGGAGGCTTTGGAAAATCTCGGCGTTGAGCCACCCATGAAGATTTCCAAAACCACCGGCAAAGAGACCTATGCGTTTGCCAAGACCGACCTCGCCATGGAAGAACTTAGCGAGCACGAAAACCCGAAGGTTCAGGCGCTGGTGGCGGCGCGGCTTGGCCACAAATCCACACAGGAAGAAACCCGCAGCCATCGGTTTATCGCCGTGGCGCAGGCGTGCAATCAGATGATGGTGGCGCCCATGGCGTTCTCGGCGGCGCACACGCACCGCTTAGGCGGGACGTGGAAGATGAACATGCAGAACCTAGGCCGCGATAGCTTGTTGCGCAAGGCGCTGGTGGCGCCTCCGGGCTACAAGGTGGTGTCGGTTGATGCGTCCCAGATCGAGGCGCGGCTGGGTGCATGGCTGGCCGGATGGGAGTGGCTGCTTGACCAGTTCCGTGACCCAACACAAGACCCGTATTCAAACTACGCCACCATGCTCTTTGGTTTTCCCGTGTCGAAGGCCAACAAGTTGGAACGGTTCGTGGGCAAGCAGAGTATTTTGAGCTTGCAGTATGGCGCTTCGTGGCGGTCTTTCCAGCGCATGTGCCGCGTTATGGGTGGCATTTACATTACTGAAGAAGAAGCAAAAAAGTATGTGTCTGATTATCGGCGGCTTGCTAAACCCATAACAAACTACTGGAAAGTTGGCGGTAGTTTTATTGAGGCAATGCACGCTGGCAACACGATAACGCACAAATGTTTATTCACTTCCAAAGAAAAAATACACTTGCCTAGCGGATTGAGTTTGCGCTATCCTGATCTATGGTATGAGAAGGTTGCCCGTGGCGAACAAATGTTCGGGCAGTCGCAAGAAGGCACAGAGCAGCTTCAAAAGTTTTCGGGGTGGCGCTATGGCGACGGCATAGGGTTGTTCGGCGGCAAGGTCATGGAGAACTGTATTGGCTATGGAACATTAGTTCTCACGCAACGCGGTTGGGTGGCAATACAATCAGTTGGCAAGCAGGATATTTTATGGGATGGTTGTGCGTGGGTAGGGCACGCTGGCGTGGTCTGTAAGGGCGTTCAGGACGTGCTCTTTGTAGATGGTGTGAGCATGACGCCAGACCACGAAGTAGCAACCGAGAAAGGGTGGGTTAATGGCGCCGCGTGCGAAGGACTTATCAGGGAAGGTATCACACTTCCTTACTGCCATAAGCCCCGCTGGAACGAACGGGGCCAAGCGGATGTGGTTGGTTCGGTGCGTGTGTGGTGCACAAAAGATAATGCCCGGAACGGACTTCTTGAAGGGCAAAGCGAAACCGTGTGGCTGCAAGCGCACGGAGCTAATCAGCTTAGCCAACTCAAGCCACGGCATGTCGAAGCACCCGGCATATTGGGTATGGCGGTCGATGCACGACAGGTGCAGGCTGCCAACACATCAGGCTTGGGCAAATTACGGCGCGCGTGGTATACGGGTGTGCTCGCGGTGGGGAAAATTCTCAACCTTTTGGCAAGACATGGGGCAAACATACACACCAGGGCTGACCTTGGAGCGACTGAACAACAACGGCCACTACACACCGGGAAACTGTCAGTGGGCCACACATCGCGTTCAGGGGAACAACAAACGCAACAACCACACCATAGAAACCCCGTGGGGCTTGCTGACAATATCGGAGGCAGCACGCCGTTCTGGAATAGGCCGGAGCACACTAGCCAACCGAGTAGTAACGGCTCCCCCCTCTGCGTGGTTCACCAAGCCGGACGTAAGGAACAGGTTTTCGATGTCCTAGACGCTGGGCCGCGCAATCGGTTCGTGGTGCTGGGCGAAACAGGACCGTTTGTGGTTCATAACTGCTGTCAGGCACTGGCTGCCGTGATCGTGAAGAGCGCGGGCGCCCGCATCCGGCGCAAGCACAAGATACCCTACAAGTTACAGGTCCATGACGAGCTTGTTTACGTGGTGCCGGAAGAGCAGGCGCAGTGGCTCAAAGAAACCGTGATCGCGGAAATGAGTGCGTCACCGCCGTGGGCACCCGACATACCCCTTGCTGCCGAAGGTGGCGTGGGCGACAATTATGGGGAGTGCAAATAGCATGGGTATGCTATGGCTGTTAAAAAATTTTTCGGAATACTATCTAGTGTGGCGCTTATGCAAAGGTGCGTGGGCCATAGGGCGCATACTATGGGATGGGTTTAGACCTTACACAAACAGAGGATACGCCGATGAAGACTAACGAAGATATTGCGAAGTGGATCGAAAACACCATGCTGGAACGCTATAAGCATGACAGCACGGCGCCGCTGCGCAAGGACGATGCAGAGTGGCTCCGCGCCGCCGCCAGCGCACTGCGGCGCCTGGACGCTCAGACCGACGCTGACAACAGCGTGTTCCATGTGGCGTTCGACACAGGCACGATACCCGGATCATTCATTGTGACGACCGTGCGCATCGGATGCGAAGTTATGGGCGACAACGCGGCAAGAGTAAAAAAATTCAACATCGGGCTGTGCAACCATCCTTCATACCAAAATTTGCGCCAATACATCCTCGCCAACCCCGAAGCAAACCTCAAACTACCGACATCATTACGCATCGGAGGCGAAGACGATGGCGCAGCAGGGTCTTGACCGCGTGCGCGACTGGGCTTCGCTATGGGCCTGGGTGCGTGACAATAAAATTCCGGTGGGAAAGTGTGGCAAGCATTGCGTGCTGGTGGTGGGCGGCAGTAAGGTTTTTGTATCGCGCACGCCGGGCGACCGAAGAAGCGCGCTTAACGCGTGGTCAGACATAAGGAAGGCACTGAAGCGTGGTCAGACATAAGGAAGGCACTGAAGCGTGGACGATCTAAAGGTAGTTCCTATCGGAAAGCCAAACTTGGCTGATATTGCCGCCATGCTGGAGCACACAGCCAAACGCATCCGCAGCGGTGACATCGAGCCTGCTTCTCGCGCTGTTGTCGTGCTGCTTGTCGGTGGGCCAGGGGAGCACCGGGTGCAAGTTATGGATTTTGGGCCGAGCGGTGCCGACGACGCCAGCAGTACGATGCTTGGTGCACTGGGCATGATGGCGGCGGCACAATTTCAAATGTTGGGAGCAGCTAACTAATGAACCAAGTTACCCCGCCGAGTAAACCCTTTAGCTATTCGTATTCGCGGCTGAAGACCTACGAAAGCTGCCCTAAGAAATACCTTCACACAATGGTGCTCAAAGATTTTGTTGAGCCGGAAAGCGAAGAGATGAAATGGGGCACGGCAGTTCACAAGCAGATGGAGCGTGCGGTCATAACTGGCCAACTACCGCCAGAGTTTGTCTATGCCCCCGACGCGCAGCGGGTGCTCGACATCCTGGCGCGCAAGCCCGATGCCGAGGTGCTGGTTGAGCAACAGCTTGCCATCAACCGGCAGATGCAGAAGACGACATGGTTTGCGAAAGACGCCTACCTGCGCGTGATTATCGACCTTGCCATACTCGAAGGCAAGGTTGGCGTAGCAATCGACTGGAAGACGGGCAAAGAAACCGAGGACAGCCCGCAGCTTATGCTCACGGCTCTCGCTATGTTTATTCACTCCCCCAAACTCCAGGCAGTCCGCACCGAGTTTGGCTGGTTGAAGACGCATCGCCGCACAGGTGACACCTACTACCGCGACAAAATCATGCAGCAGGTTCAGGCGTTTCAGCCGCGTGTGACGCGCATGGAGCAAGCGCATGTGGACGGTATCTACCCGCCGGTGCCGGGGGGTTTGTGCAGGCGCTGGTGTCCAGTTCAGGTGTGCCCGCACCATGGCGCGTGATCTCTATGGCAACTGGTATGATGGCAAACCGTGCTTTACGCCAGCGGATGAGCGCAAGTGTGTGAATTGCTTGTTCTGGAATGGGCGTATGCCGGACGGCGATTTGAAAAAGACCATGAGTGGCAAGCACCAATGCAACTGCCCCATGAAGCCCTGGAAAGCGCCACGCGACACATCGGCGGCGCATAGTTGCGGCTTATGGGAGATGATACAAGAGCAACCGCCGCGTAACGAAACCGTGAGGATACTGGAAAATTGAGTGCCCCCGAAAGCAAAGTCAAAGCGCGCGTCTCGGCTGCGTTCAAGGCCATCCGCGCGTGGTACGTGATGCCGGTGCCCAATGGCTTCGGGCGGCCCAACATCGACTATAATGCTTGTGTGCCATGCAAGGCTTGTGGCCGGGGTTTGTTTGTTGCAGTCGAAACGAAGAAGCCGGGTGCCAAACCGACGCCACAACAGGAAGCAACGATCTCACGCCTGCGCGCAGCAGGTGCAGCAGTGTTTGTCATCGACGGCAATGTAGAGGAGTTGGACGCATGGCTCAAAGCAAATGCAGGGTATACACCTGATGCCTAAATACCATGTTGCTCTGGCGCCGTTCACGGTGACTATAATGATCGGGGAACGTGTGGCCAGTACAGCACTACCCGACCAGGCTGCCGTGCTTGCGTTCATGAAAAAATTCGCCGGACGACTACCCAATAAAAGTGAGGGTATTACGCTGCTCGCCATGGCAGAAGACACACTGCAAAACCCGCTCCAGCATTATTGGTGTGCCTCGGCAGACGGTTGGCGCTTTTCATTTTCTGGCAGCCTTGGTGAAGGCGCGGGCAAGTTACGGGAAGAAAAAACACATGCTTGATGTCATACTATCCGCGAAGCACCAAGCCCTTATTGTGCCATACTCCGACGAGATGGCGGCGGTTTTCACAGGCGTGGCGCGCGAGGTACAGTACCAAGGTTCGCGCCGCCTGGTGGTGCCGCACAACGCATTCAGCCACCGCGTGTTCCGCGAGCAAGGTGTCGCGCTAAAAACACCCATTGAAAATTTTTACGACTGGTGCGGTGGCACGCCCTTTGCTGTTCAGATCGCCAGCGCGGCGATGCTGACAACGCAGCAAAGAGCATATCTTTTGAACTCATTCGGGACCGGAAAAACGCGCACTGCTTTATGGGCAGCACACTTCCTAATGCTGCAAGGCCAGATCAGGAAGGTGCTGGTTGTGGCGCCGCTTAGCACGCTGCAATCCACTTGGGCGCGCGAGGCATTCCGCACGGTGCCGGGGCTGCGCGTCAGTGTAGTGTACGGCACACGCGAGCAGCGGCTTAACGCGCTGAATAAAGACGCTGACATCTACCTCATTAATCATGACGGCGTGGCCACGGTGCTGGCCGAATTGCGCGCCAAGAAAAATCTCGACCTAATCGTGCTGGATGAACTCGCGGTGTATCGCAACGGCAGCGCGCTGCGCACGAAGAACATGGGTAAACTCTGCACGCAAAACAAATGGGTCTGGGGCCTAACCGGCGGCCCGATGCCGAACGATGCCATGGATGTGTGGTCTCAATGCCGCCTCGTGACACCATGGACGGTGCCGAGCACGCAGCGGGCATGGAAAGATCGCACCATGATAAACGTAGGTCAGTTCACATGGGTTGCGAAACCCAATGCCACGGCCCAAGCCTACGCCGCCATGGTTCCCTCCGTGCGCTACACGCTGGACGACATCATGGAGCTACCGGAACTTATCGAGCGCCAGGCGCAAGTCACACAGTCGGTGCAACAGGCCGACATATACAAAGAACTATGCCGCCGGTTGGTGGCAGATGTAAACCAGACGCAGGTTGAGGCCATCAATGAAGCGGCTAAAATCACAAAGCTGCTTCAGATTTCGTGCGGCGCCGTGTACACCAGCAAGGGTGCAGTAGAGCTTGACCCTGGCGACAGGCTAGATGTATTGCTCGACATAATTAGCGAAACACAAAATAAAATAATTGTGTTCGCCACGTATAAGCACGCCGTCGCAATGGTGGGCAGGCATCTCGACGCCAACCACATAGCGCATCGTACTGTCACTGGCGACACGCCGCATAAAGAACGCTCAGATATTTTCAATGAGTTTCAGGATAACCCATTCGGCCCGCGCGTGCTTTTAGCTCATCCCGTTTGCATGGCGCATGGCCTAACGCTCACAGCCGCCGACACTATCGTTTGGTATTCTGCTATATATGACCTGGAGATTTTTGACCAGGCTAACGCACGCATCCGCCGTGTTGGGCAGAAGCACAAGCAGCAGGTTGTCATGCTGTGCGGCACGAAGGCCGAGGCCGTGGCGTACAAGCGTCTTCAATTAAAGCAGAAGATGCAAGGGAGTTTACTCGAAATGTTTGAAAACAATACGAAAGGAAGTTAATATGGGTACGGTTGTTTGATGATTGGCAAGTACTCGAACAAACTACTTGACGTGCCTGTAAGCATTCCGTAATAAAAAACCAGGAGAACCATAATGGCTGAAGACTTGGAGAAACGGACGCAGCAATATATTGTGCTCCGTGACAAGATAAAAAGTATCGAAGAGCAACACAAGCTGGCGCTGAAGCCCTTCAAAGAGGCGCAGGAACGGCTTGAGAATTTGTTCTTCGCCGCGCTGAACGATGCCAACGTGGACAGTATGAAAACTGCTGCTGGCACATTCTACAAATCCGTGCAATCATCGGCGTCGATCGCCGACAGTGCGGAGTTCCAACGGTTCGTTATCGGCAGTCAGGCGTGGGAGCTTCTTGATTGGCGCGCAAACAAGACCGCCGTGGCGGCGCTTGTCGATAGCTCCGGTGCCGCACCCCCCGGCGTGAACTTCAACACCCACATCAAAGTCAACGTGCGCCGTGCTGGCGCTAGTGAATAACCAAACGGAGATTAAAATGAGTAACCAACAAGTCGCAACGGTTGATATGTCAAAATTCGGCCCACTGGCGCCCTCCATGCAGGCCATCGCCGCCACTCTGCCCGCGCAAAGTGAATTTTCCACAGGCGTTACGGGCAGTTTCGGCGTTGTGTCTATCCGCGGCAAGGTTTGGCGCATCAAGTACCAGGGCAACGAGACGACGCTGATGCGCACGCCGCAGGAGCCGATGCTGAGTGTCGAGGCGGTGCTAGTGCGCGGGTCAGCCAGTATCTCGAAAATTTTCTACGAAGGCCAGTACACCCAGGGCGACGACGCGGCGCCGGATTGCTGGTCCGCCAACGGTGTCACGCCCGCGAGCGATGCACCGAAAAAACAGTCCGCCACCTGCGCGTCATGCCCCAAAAATGCGTGGGGCTCGAAGATCACGGAGGCGGGTAAGAAGGCCAAAGCATGCGCCGACAGCCGCCGTATGGCCATCGTACCACTGGGCGACATCGACAATGAGAGCTTTGGCGGCCCGATGCTGCTGCGCGTGCCGCCTGCCTCCCTTGGCGAACTCGCCGCATTCGACGCGAAAATGCGTGCCATGGGCTACCCACTTTTCGCCATCGGCGTGCGTATCAGCTTCGACATCAACAGCGAGTACCAGAAGTTGCTGTACAACGCGATCCGCCCGCTGACCGAGGAAGAGGCCCAGAAGGTGCTTGCACTGCGCGAAAGCCCGCAGGTGCTCCGTATCCTCGACAGCGCCGATATGGACCACCCCGCCGCGCCGGACACGCCGGAACAAGTATTTGAGCAAGCGCCACCGGCGGCGGTGGCTGCTTCCCCCGCCGCGCCTCGCGCACCTCGCGCACCTCGCGCACCGGCTGCTGCTGCTGCTGCTGCTGCTGCTGCTCCGGTCGCCACCGGCGGGGGCTTTGGCGGCGCGCCCGCTGCTCCTACTTCTCCAGCGGCGGCTAAGGCTCCGACTGGGCTCGGCGGGTTTGCGCCCACTCTGGCGCCCACTCCCGCCGCGCCTGTTGCTCCTGCCACCCCGCCGGTCTCCAGCAGCGATGACCTAGACAGCCTGCTTGATGACTTGCTTCCGAGTTAAAAATCGGCCACAAGTATAGGATGACGACCCCTCTGGCCATGCACCAGGGGGGCATCTATCGGGGGCTCAATGGATCAAACACAGGCGTATTTGGCGCGTGTGCTACCGTGGTCAGAGTACCCGGACGCATACCGTAATATCCACTTCAAAGGTCGCCCCACCGAAGACGGGCGCACAATGATGCCAGGCTCTGCCTGCTCGACCATAGAAGAAGCCCTTAAAGCCGTTGACTATATTTCCAAAAAATACATCGACACCTTCGTGTGTATGTCGCTCCAAGCCGAGGCAAAAACACGTGCCGAAACTGTCAATGGCGCGAAGTACCCACCTGGTGCGGTACGGCTGAAGAGAAACGCCGTAGGGTCCAAAGCATTCTATTTTGATATGGACGTAAAGCCTGGCGCCTACACCTCGACCGCCGAGGCTCTACGCGCGCTGACCGCGTTCATTGCCGGAATTTCATTACCCAAGCCTACTACCATCACCGCTTCCGGCGGGGGTGGTATCCATGCAATATGGATTGTTGACAAGGTGGTGCAGCCATCTGAATGGCTCGTCATCGCCCGCGCGCTCTCCACTGCCGCCAACGCCGCTGGCCTGGCCAACGACGCTAATGTGACGGCGGACATCACCCGACTGCTACGCATACCCGGCACTTTCAATTCCAAATACACCCCGATGGCACCGTGCCGTACGCTCGGCCAGATCAACCAGCAGGACGTGCCGCTGGCCGAGTTCAAAAAAGCTTTGGCCCAACACCTGCCGGGTAACGTGGTTGCGTTCCCATCGCTATCGCCACTGCCCAAACAGTCGGAGTTCAGCGCAGGTATTACTCCGCAGAGTAATACTATCGAGATGGCGAAGCTGGCGGCAGCGTGCCCGATGATGGCCGAGGCTCTGGGTAATGGTGGCGCCCATCTTTCCGGCGGCGGCATCTGGCCGCTTGTGGTGCTGATGACGACCTTTGTTAAGGACGGAAGAGATTGGGCGCACGAGGTGTCGAAAGGCCACGCCGAATACACACTACAATCGACGGACCAAAAATTTGACGAGAAGCTTGCCGCTAGAAAGGGCATAAATGGCGGCGTCGGCTGGCCCGCCTGCTCGACCATCCACAACGCACTACCCGGCGGCGCGTGCAACACCTGCCCCCGTCGTGGCGCCAACAAAACACCGTTTCATTTTCTCGATCCAGCATCACCCACGGCGACGAGCCTGCCGCACCCCTACTACCAAAATAAAGGCGGCGTGTGGCTCACGCTGGAGAAGGGCGACGAAACTGAGATTACCAATGTGTGCGCCTACCAAGTTGCCGATGCGTGGCTTGACAAAGCCATGGACGGCGCAGCCCAGATAAATTTTAGGTTTTTGTTGGACGGCAAGGGGGCTGGTATCGCCAGCATACCTGGCGACAAGATAACGTCACAAGCCATATCACCATTGATGGCGCGCCAGGATTTATTTCTTGACCCTAGCCAGATCAAAGTGTTCATGGGGTTCGTCATGAGTTGGATCAAGCAGCTACAAGCCGCCACCGGCAACGGTGAAAGCACGCCGCCTCTAGGTTGGGTTGGCACTGGCGATAAACCAATAGGTTTTGCCTACGATAATGTGGCATATACACCGACTGGCGAAGAGCGTGCATCGCGCTCTGACACGTCGATGCTATCCGCCTGGGCACCGCGCGGTAGCTTGGATAAGTGGGTTGAGGCCGCCAAGTTCATCACCGACCAACATCGCCCTGGCCTTGAGGCCATACTGGCCGCCAGTTTCGCCGGGCCGCTGGTGCGGTTCACCGGCCACAAGGGCCTGCTGGCGTCGGCCTACAGTCCGGAAACAGGCATTGGCAAGACGACTGCCATGAACATCGCGGCAGCGGTATGGGGGCACCCCACGGATAGTGCCCAGGCGCTTGACGACACGCCTTTGTCATCACTCAAGCGTTTGGGCGCTATCCAGTCCCTGCCGTTCTTTTGGGACGAAGTGCGCCTTTCCAGTCAGGACAAGACTGACAAATTAGCCACCTTGATATTTGCGCTTACCACTGGCCGCGAGCGCACCCGGCTGAATGCCAACACCACCATGCAGATCGCTGGCAAGTGGCAAACCATGATGATGACTGCCAGCAACCAAAGCATTCTGGAGATCGCCAGAGAGGCCACCAAGGGAAGCGATGCTGGCGGGGTCCGTGTCTTCGAGTGGCGCGTTGCGCCTGCATCGCTTCAAACTATATCGTCGTCGGAAGCTACACGAGCAGCGGCAGTCGTCGGGGCCAACTACGGCAAAGCGGGTGCCTTGTACGCAGCGTGGCTCGGTAAAAATCATGACCAAGCCCGGCGCGTTGTTGAAACGCTTAGTGATGCACTCAACAAAGAATGCAACGCTGTGCCCGATGAACGGTTTTGGGTTTCAAGCATGGCAGTATTATTAGCAGGCGCAGCCATCGCAAAAAAGTTAAACCTTGTAAGCTTTGATTTAATCGAATTGAAAAAATTCTGCCTCGAAACATTATCGGCGCTGCGGCTTGACCGCGTAACGACACCAGCCATCGGTGCCGAAAGTATGCCGCGCTTGACTGAGCTTTTGGGGATGTATCTCTCTGAGGCCAAGTATGACCGCACATTGGAGACTTCTGTTGGCAAGCCAGGAACAGGGTTTCTCGTTAACATTGATCCAGGCGCAGAGCGCTTAAGGTTGCTGGATGTCCACATAGAAAACAATACTGGTTTCATCCACCTGCGTACCGCTGCGTTCTACACCTGGCTGCGCGAGCATGGCCTCCAAAGAAAGAGCACAGTGGAGGGGCTACACATGAACGTCGGCGCCTTTGAGCAGCGCATTGTCATGGGGGCACACACCTCGCACTCGACGCGGGCTAAGGTCAGTGTAATCAGCATACCTATTAAGGCGCTAGGGGCGACACCATGACGCAGCCGTGCGCAGCGCCTTCGGTTGTTGGCGCCGAAGCGGCTTGGCGTTCAAGGTCAGCGGCGACTTCCGCCAGGGCCGTGGAGCGGAACATGCAATCTCCGCCCGCGTCTGTTGTGGCCATGGAGCGGCTGAACAGGCCAGCGTAGCACATGAGGCGTTCGGATTCTGCGCGCAGGTAAATTGCGGCCAGCATGAGTTCAGCTTTGTTGGAGCTAGGCATCGGTGTGCCCCTCATTGGGCGGCGGGCAGGTTATACGCGCCCATCGGCGCCGCGAGAAACTGCTGCTTCTTCGTGAAGCCCACACCATCAACCTGCTGGTTGTTTTTATTTCCTGGGCGTGTAGCGCGCAGTGCCTGGCTGAAAGTGAGACGGCTGCCGTACGGCACCGTGGCGTTGAACTGCGCCAGCGCCTGCGATGCTGCTCCGAAATTGCCGCCTGCGTAAGCGCGCTTAAAACTATCAAGTGTAGCCGCGCGGCTCTCCTGATACTCGTGCTTCGCCGTAGTGCCAGCTTCACGCGCGCCATAGGCTTCTTCCACGGCATCGGGCTCCCAGCCCATCCACTGTGCAAGCACCTGGTTCCATGGTAGCGGCGGCACCATCTGGTTGCCTTCGGTGTCTTGCAGGCCGTGCTCGGCTTCGCTGATGGCCTTGATCTTGTTGCGGATGACAGCGGGCATAACCAACTCAGTCGCGCGCTTGAAATCACCGTGGCGCGCAGCCTGCATAGCTTCAACTGTACTACCAAGCATTTGCCCAGGCGCACCGATCATGGTGTTCCCTAGCCACTGTGTCCAGCTTGATACTGTGTTTTCTGGGGGCGCCTGGTCGAGCACAAGTGAAGACAACCCCATACGTCCGACCGCGTTGAAGCCAAGCTCGGTGGTCAGCCCGTTGGTGAACAGGTCTATTTCTTTCGCGTCAAGGCCCAGCTTCTGCCCGGTTTCGTGTAGCCATTGATCGTAGTTAAACGCCCGGTGGTCGCCAAAAACCAGCGAAGCAATACCTAGCATGGTAAGAGCCGCGCCAATCGGAAGCCCGTGCATTCCGGTGACAGCGACGTGAGTGGCCAGCGTGTTGAGCACGGTGTTGCGCGCAACCCGGCGCACCTCCTTATTCTCCCCGGCAAACGCCTCGAACGTGTGCCTGCCGATAAGGCTATATACCATCTGGGCATATTTTTTGAATGTGAAGAACGGCTGCAAGAATGGGTGCTTGCTACCCTGCATTAAGAGCGCGGTATTCGGTGGCGAGTAATCGGCTTGTGTCTCCTTGATCGCGGTGCGCGCAGCAATATACGCCTGCTCCTTGTCGCCGCTTTTTGCTTTCTCAAGCTCGTAGGCGGACGTGCCCAACATCAGCCGGTTGGCTACCTCGATTGCCGTGGGCATCGCCCGCGTGACTTCCTCAGCAGCGTGCAGCGTGCGCATGAACCACCCCTTACCGGCAGCGTCTAAGGATGCGCGGACCTGTAGCCCGGCGCCATTATGGCCGATGGCGTTGTCAGCGGCCAGCCGTTCGATTAGGCTGATGTGCTCGGCGGCGCGGGCTTTATCCGCTGGGGTTTTGGCGCCGTCAGTAAGCATGTCCTTGTAAATTTGCACGTAGTCTTTCGGCGCGCGCACATCCTTTGACAGTGCATTATGCACGCCGCTGTACATCTGCATGGCGCCCTCTTTGGCGGCGTCAACCCCGAAGCCCAGCCGCGCTATATTGCGGCCCATCTCGGCGATGGTAGCGCGCTTGCCGTAGCGCGCGCCAAGGTAGGGCATCCCAGTCATCCATGGCTGGGCAAGCTGCACCATATTAAACGCGGCGTTACTCATGTCGTTGACGAAAGTGTATTGCTGGATGCCCCGGATCGTTTGGTTAATGGCGCCGTTGCCAGGCGTGTCCATTGGCGCGGCCTGACTGCGCTGCTCGGCCAGCTTCACCAATTCTTGCCGCACATGGTTCATGCCGTCTGACCCGGCAGCGTGCGTCTCCGTGTACTCGCGCATCGCTTCGAGCGCGTTGAAAGCTTCGTGGCCGAACCGCAGCCTCGCCATCGTGTTTGCGGTTCCTAGAAAATAATCATGAAGCACCTGCAACGTATCCTGTGAAGCACCCATCACATTGCGGCGTCTTAGCGCGCCATACCGCACGGAGTTTGGCGGCAGAAGTTGTATGACAGCTTCATTGAGGGCGCGCTCAATCGCTGGTTTGCTGGCGCCGTCCTCGCTGGCTTTACCCAGGGCATGACGCAACACACTAAGCGCCGCCGGGCTGAGCGCGCCCCCTACCTTCGTGCTTTCCCTGGTGTGCTCGGCATCGGGCACCCAATATTTATTGGTGGGGTGGTTGCGCAGTTCCTCAACGCGGGCTTTAGCTTGATGCGGCTTGTCAAAAAACTCCAACCCCTCATTCTGTGTGCGCGCGGTAAATTCAGAGCGCACCACCGGCTTGGCGGCTGGGTCGTTTTTATCTACCTCGTCGCCGTTGGCGTCGAAGTCTTTGCGCGAGCTTCCCTTAATGTACAGGTCAGTCGTCTTGGCGAAGTGCTCCATATCGGCTTCGCTGCTGAATGTGTGCTCTTCCGGGCGCAGGTCGCGGTATTGCACGGCCTGTTTGCCATAGCGCCGCGCTGGGAAATAATTCTCAAACTCGTGGGGCGCACCGCGCTCTTTTGCAAGTAGCTTATGCGTTTCAGCACCCATGAAAGATTTGTCGTCGTCAGTCTCTTGCTTATTCATGTAGCGGTCTGTCTGGGCGTCAATCTCGGCGTGGTTGAGCCGCAGCGTCGTGTTGCCAGGCACCAACTTGCTGCCGCCAATCGCTTCGCGCGTTTTTGCGAGGTGAGCCTGCGCGACAGTGGAGCGCACAGCTTCACGCGCCACAGCAACCCGCGCATCATGCACGGCATCACGGGTATCCTTGAACAGTTTCTGGAGTTCGGGTGGCAGCTTTTTCATCATGGCGTAACCAACCCCGTGCTGGGCTTTGCGCTGTATCCCGTGCGCGCTGGTGGCTTTGCTCCTTGGGTCCGGCGCCTTGGTTGGGTCATAATTATAATGGGTACTGTGCGCCATTAGCTCTTGGAACGTCGCGGCGTCGTCAGGTTTTGCTTTGGACAGCAGCCATGCCATGCGATGCTGGATCGGCGCGAACGCATCCGCTATTTTAAGCGCATAACTCCCCGTGTGGTTAAGCGCATTTTGAAAAGTGTGGCTCGGCCCCTCAGTGCTTTCCGTGGCGATGCGGGTATTTGGTGTCCAGTCAAAAATGTTCTTGCCAGCTTCCGCCAAGTCTTGACCGTTGGCGAGCTTACCAAAACCAGCGCGTATGGCGTTCATCGCGCTTGTGTTTGAGAAGAACATATCGCGCAGCTTCTTAGCCACAGGATCATAGAAAGATGGCTCTACACTTTGGATAATATCTTCGGGCTTATTTTTGAACACCTTTGAAAACTGCTCCGCGCCGTAAGCATCAAGCGCCTCCTGCCGATGCGAGAACTGCTGCTGGCGAAAGCCCTCATAGATGCGCCCGCTGGCTTCGCTTCCGAACACCCTGGCGATACGGTCTTTGATGCGCTGCACGAATGTATGGAGGTGCCCGATGATCGAACGCGCCCGCGCATCCTCCAAGTCGCGTTCAGCAAAGTGCCGGTCGGTCATGGTCTCGGCAAAATACTCGTTCCAGTTTGTGAAGCGGTAGTTGGCATTCGTGGGCCGCCACGACACAGAGCCATTGTCTCCCAGCTTTACCCGGTCCATGATGCGCGGATCGTTGCCGTATTTGGCGATGAACTCTTTTGCAGCAGTGCCTGTTAGCGTATCCTTGAGGCCACGCAAGTTCATCTTCGCGTCTTCGCCGCGCCATACGAACGCTTTCATCCATGGGTTCTTCGCCAGGAATTTATTCATCTGCGTGACGTGCTCTTTGCGCAGTGCAAATTTGTCACGCAGCGTCAGCGCCGTCTCCACGCTATGCCAAAGCTCGTGGATCGCGGTGCGCGTAAGCTCGCCCTTGGCGATGGCGCTTTTGTAGATGTGCACGATGCGGTCGCGCGGGTTGAAGCTACCATGCACGCCAGGCGGCCCGTTGCGCACCGATAAGCCCGTGTCTTTGGTGAGATGCGGGCCGAGGAAATGCAGGAAGTCTTCGACCTCGCGGATGTCATCTGAATGGATGCCGCTTTGCTTATCGAGCCCTTGCGCCAGCCGCAGCCGCCCCGTCATGGCGTCGGCGCCGCGCTTTATTTTTAGTGTGCCTGCGCGCTCTTGGGCGCTTTTCACACTCAGTGGCGCGGCACCATCTTCGCGCTTGAACATGTCCGGCAGGCTCTCATGACCCAGTGGCTTAATTTCGCCGGGGCCACCCATCTCGGCATGGCGCGCTATAAACTCTTCGCCACGCATCTCGTTAGTCAGCTTGCGGTTGGGGGTCGCATCGCGCACGCCACCGGCCCGTGCGTCATCCAAAAGCTTGCGAGCGCGGTAAAGAAACGTACCGCGTTTTATGAAGCTACCTGCATCCTCGCCCCGGCTGTGCGCCCGCTCCACCCGTGCCCAGAATGCGTGGTCGCTTTCAGGTCCAAGCGGCGGCGTCTCGTGCTGAAGAAGCTCATGCTCCAACGGCGGGCGCTGCCCTTGGTTGCGTGCGGCCTCGGCACGCAGATAATTTTGTTCAGCGGCCTTGGCGCGGTTCATCAATAGCTGGCGGGTGCGCACGTCGCCACCGCGCCGGTCCCGCATATCGAGTATGTCCTGATACACCGGGTGCGCATCGTCGCCGCGCCGCGCCACCATCTTCTCGGCGCGGGCGTAAGTGGTGCGGTTGTCTTCGTCAGGGTTGATTTTCGACAGCAACAACCCCTCGTTGCCAGGCTCGTAGGCATCCCCGGCGCGCACGCGGGCTTGGGTGGCTTGCTCGTCAGGGTCCACCGGCGCCGGGCCGAATGCTTCATGTGGAGCATCGGGTTGGTCCAGCGCCTGGGCGCGCGCCTGGCGTGCGGTGCCCGCTGCCTCGGCGATGCGCTGGCGCAGCGGCTTGGTGGCGGCGAACTGGCGCAGCATCTCATCCACATCGCCGCCGTGGTACGGCAGCTCGTCGCGCGCCTGCTTGAGTAGGTCAGCCATGATCGTGCTGACCAAGCCAGTATCGGACGTACCCACATCACGCGCCACCAGTTTAGCCACATCTGACTGTGGCCCCAGCAGCTTGCGCGTGGCGTTGCCGACCTTCGCTGCCGAGGCCACAGGCACGCGGTCTTCATCGCTCTCGGGTGAGACGTAGGGCTTTGGCTGAGCCAAAGACGTGGGCTCTGGTTCCTTTGGAGCAGGCGCCGCTATATCGGCTGGACGGGCGCTTGCAGGCGGAACTTCAGGTGCGGCAACCCGTTCTGTTTCTGGCGCTGCCGTGGCCGCCGCAACCGCTTGGTGGGTGGCCTCATCGACTGCTGGTGCTGGATTTTGGGGCTGGGCTTGCGCGGGCTCTTCATCCTCTTCTTCTTCTCCATGCTGCCTATCGTAGTCGATAGGCTCGCCCAGCGGCTCTGGTTTAGCGTGTATAGAAGGCAGCGCCTGCATACGGTCCATTTGGGCGCCGTGGATGCGCTCTGTTGGAAATAGCGGCTCAGCCTCGGCGCCAGGCACTGTTGAAAGATCGGGGTGTAGCGCGGCGTTCACCGCTGCACCCTCTGGAGTATTGATGTGCTCCGGCTGCCCGGCGGCTAATTCTTCCGGCGCGTGGCGTGACACAGCGCCCACGAAGCTGCCCATTGACATCCCCATGAATGCGCCCTTGGCAGACTGCATAAGCACATCATGCCAATCTGCTTTGCCTCCGGTGAGGTTTGCCGCCGACTGGTCCGCCGCCGCTGCGCTGGAGCCCATCATGGCCGCGCCGCCCGCTGCATTCGCCAGACCTTCGGTTGCCGCGCGCCGCAATAGCCCCTGGGCTGCGTTCTTACCCAGCAACCGGCTTACCGTGCCGCCGCTGATGTTACCCGCCATGGCACCCACCGCGCCCGCCACAAGGGGCAGCACGCCGGTAATCTTATCAACCAGCGCAGCCTTCGCCTGGTTAACTGGCATGCCTTTGGTGCGCATCGCCGCGTAGGTCGGGTTGAACAGCGGGCTTTTGGGGTTGCGCAGGTCCGCATCGGAACTGCTGTTCACCACGTCTGATGCCGCCGCCATGACAGAACCTGCATTGAGGGTGGCGTTTGTGGCTGCCCCGGTGGCCGCCACGGGTGCGGCAATCGCGGCAGCTTTTTCAGCAAGGCTGGCGCCTTGCAAGCCTTTGCCAACAATAGCTATTTTTGCAGCAAATGTTTCTGGTATCAGCGCAGCCAGCATGGTAGGCAGCACGTTGGCGCCTTTCACGAGTGCGGTCTGCACCAGCGGGTGAGTAAAGGCGCTGTCCTTTGCCCACGGGTTGAGCGGCGCGGCCAAATCGACCTGCCCCTGCGGCGACATGCGGCCAATAAGCCTTTGGTTGGTGCCAGACAATGACTGCTGTGTGTTCAACAGCGCCCCGGCGGTCTGGCTGTATATCTGCTGCTCTTCATCGGCAGGTAGGTTCATTGACTGATCGAGCGCCGGATTGGGTGGCTGCTCCAAAGGTGGCAGGCCATTTAACGGCTTAGCGGCAGCCCGCGCCACACTCGGTACAGAGGGTGCGGGCTGCGCCAGCATCTGGAGTAAACCTACCCCCGTCTTGCCCAGGTCCACCCCACCAGCGGCGAACGAAAACGCCATGTCGTGTGCGGTCTGAAGCACGCCGGTGGGGTTACTCTGTGGAGTAACCGGCGCAGCAGGATCATAGCTCGTGGTGAAGCCACCCCAGCTTCCACTGGAGGGCGCTGGTGCTGGGGTGGCGCTCGCAGCGGGGGGCGCGTCGTAACTCGTGGTGAAGCCGCCCCAGCTACCGCTCATTGGTGCTGCCATTTAAGGAAGCGCCGCCATCGCCCGAGCGGCTGGCGTAACAGCGCCGCCCGTGGCCTTGGCCTGTGGCGCCACGAGCGCCTGTGCCCCCCACTTGCCAACCTGGAAGGTTTGGCCACCCAGCGTGACTGCGCCATTTTTAACCGCGCTGGGGTTGTTCAAAATATACCCTGCCACGTTCACTGCGGTTGTGGGGTCCATGGCGTTCGTGACACCGAGGCTGGTGGCAAGCTGCACAAGCTTCGTCTGCATGGCGGCCGGCGCATCGTTGTAGCCAACCGTCTGCCCAAATTGCCCAGACAAAACCCCGTTGCTGCCATCAATGGAATTTTGGTAGGAAGCGTAGGTCTGCGCAGTCGGTGTGCCACCAGCAGGCGCGCTGATTTCATGTTGCGTGCGCAGCGTGTCATCGGCAGTTGTTTTGTTCCGGTTGGTGATCTCGTTTCCTATGTTTGCACCTTCCTGGCTGACTTCCTGCGCGCGCAGCCCCGTTCCAGCGTTGCGGTTCTGCTCCTCATTGGCAATGTCACCGATCTGCGCGGCTTTCAGGGCCGCTGTCTGCGCCGCGTCAAGCGAAGCGTTGTACCCTTCAAAACTTGTGGTTCCAGCCACAAAAGCCGACAGGTCGCTTGGGGTGGCAAAGCTGCTGGTGTCGAGTACCTTACCATTGGGGTCTGTGCGTGTTGCCACCAGGCTGCTGCCCGGACCCGGCTTCACAGAGACCTCGTTGCCGTCAGGGAAAAAGGCGTACGCCTGCTCCAGATAATGTGCGGCAGCGGGGAGGTTGCCGCTGGAGAACGATGCCTCGGCGGCACCACCATACATTATCATGTTGATGCGGTAGTTTTGAAGCAGCGCGAAGCTATCGGCTGCGGCTTCGGCAGGGCCGTGGTGCTCCATGTCGTAGTTATAAAGCTGGTTGGTCAGCAGCGCATTTTGAATGCCAAGCGGCGCGGTCTGCACCTGCGGGCCAAGAACCTTGTAGCGCGCTGCCTGCACGGTTGCATTGCTTTCGGCTCCGGCACCGTGCTGAAGCTCGGTGTAATTGGCAGCCGATTGCGCGGGTTGCGCCTGGGGGTTCTGGCCGGGGTGCAGGCCGAACGCGATCTGGCCATGTTTCATCGCGGCTTCGGCAGGGGTCGTGGCTTGTACGGCCTGCGGAGGCACGTTGAGCGGCGCGCTGGGGTTTGCCAACGGCTGAAGGCCAGGCGGGTGCATGTGCTGTATGCCACCGGGCGGTACAGGCGGTGGCGTTCCGGCGCCAGCTTGCGGCGGTGCGGGCTGTGGTACCGGTGTGGCGGCACCTGTTGCGGTGTAGCCGCCACCCGGCTCTGGCGGCGGTATTGGCGGCGCCGCGATGGGCGTGGCCGGACCTGCTGCGGTGTAAGAAGCAGGTGGCGTGGCCGGGGCTGGTATCGCGCCCTGCGCTGGTGAGGCCGGGGCCGGGACTGGCGCTGCGGCGCGCGGTTGCCCATTGGCTTGCGCTACGGCGGCGCTCACATCCGGGTCGATTGGACCACCCGATGCGTATTTTGTGCGGTAGTTGGGGACTGGCACAACACCGCCCCTGGCCTGCCCCGGTGGCTGAGCGGTTGACTGGCCAAGCGGCTGGCCATCCGGGCCATAGGCCAGGGGCATCATCGGGATGGCTGCTGCTACTTGGCCATTTTGGGGTCCAGCGCCTGGCTGTGCCGCTCCAGCTTGGCCGGGGTTAGCCTGCATGTCGGCCATGTACTGGTCCTGCTGGAGCGCCGCTGTCATATCAGGATTGTCACCGCTGCCGTCAGAGCCACCCGGCTGTCCGCTACCGCCCGGCTGGCGCCCCAGCATACGGTCGATGTAGTTGCCCACCATCGTGCCAGCACCACGCTGGTTTGCGGTTTGCGGTGCGGTGTTCATCGCCTGCATCTGCGCAGGCGTCCAGCCTTCGGTGGCAACCTTTGCAGCTAATTGCTGGTACGCCGGTGCGGGCAGGTTCTGGCGCGCCCAAGCAAGGTCGCCCGGCAACACAGTGGTGCCGACTGGAAGCTGGCCCTTCATGGCGGCTGTATTGAATGAGGCGTAGGCTTTTGCTTGCGTATCGGCGTCGGCACTTTGCTGCTGGCGCGTCATATTATTGCGCATGTCGATGATGCTTTGCCGGTACGCATCGGCGCTGCTTATCTCGCGCATCCCCTCATAGCCCTGGACCGCGCCACCAAGAAACCCTGCGAGACTCATTAACCTGCTCCCATCGGAATGGCACCCAGCTTAACCGGCGCCGGTGCTGCGGCGGCAAGTTGGTTGGCCGGTATTGGTGGCCCGTTGCCAGGGCCGGAGGGCTGCCCCGCCAGGCGCGCCTCAGCGGCCTGGCGGTCGGTGTGGTCGCCCTCTTTCGCCACTATTTTATCGAAGTGGTGCGTGCCCAATTTATCGACCACGGATTTGGGCATGACGAACTCGCCGCCGCTGGTCTGGATTGGCGCGCCAGTTTGCTGGTCGTGCGCCGTGGAGATACCCTGGAGCCGCAGATGCGCGGCTGTTTTATCCTCGTGGTTGCCATGCTGCGCAATGATCTTGTCGAAGTGGTGACTACCTTTTTTATCCACCACGCTCTTCGGTATGATGTATGAGCCAGGCTTGACACGCATCGAGATGTTGTCGGCGCGGCCATAAGGGTCTTGCGGGTTCGACGGGATTGCGCCGCCCTCTGCAAATGCGCCAACCGGCGCAGAAGCGTCGCCCCCACTACCAGCGGGTAAGCCGCCGCTCTTGCTGTCGATGTTGGTGGGGATGCCAGCAAAGGCCGAGGCAGGCCGCGCGCCGTCGCCCGCCCCACGCACCCCCATCCCTGCGCTCATACGCGGCGAGCCGCCGGGCCCAACACTGATTTTTGAAGAGGTGTGCGGGTGCGAGTTTGTCATGAGGTGCGGCTTGAACACTTTCACGCCCATGCTGGGTACGTGGAACGCCGGTACGCGCCCGGCGCCGCGTGGCATGATCGGGCCACCCTTGGCCGCTGGCTGGCCGCTGGCGTTATAGTTCAGCGGGATCATGGCGATGGGCTGGATTATACCGCCTGGCTGGCTCGGTGCCCCTGACGTTGAAGCGGGAGACGGCCCCGTCCCACCCATCGGAACCGCACCATACCCCGCGCCTTCGCCCCCGCCGCCAGCCTGGTTCTGCTGATAGCGAGCATTAATGGCGTCACCCACCATCGTGCCGCCGCTGCCATCTGCTACCTGGGGCGAGCCCATGGCGTTGTTGATGGCGTTTCCTACAATCGTGCCTTGGCCCTGGGGGGTGCCGCCTTGACGTGCTACGAGTGCTGCATCCGACGCACCATTGGGTTTCTCGGCGTTTACACTCGGTGATCCACTGCCATCAAACTTACCAATAAGGTTGCGGAATATGCCACCCGAAGCATACCCAGCCGGGCGCACCGCGCCACCCCTGGCGTAGCTCAAATTGTCGGGAATGGCCATGCCACCATGCGCGTACCCTGGCACGCGTCCGCCCTTGGCCAGCGCACCCGTGACAGCACCAAATGCCTGGCCCTCTTCCTGCGCTTGCGCTTCAGCGATTGAAGCATCATACTCAGAGCGCGAAAGCTGTGCATTGTAGCTGGAGCTAAGGGTGTTGCCCCAGCTATTCAGGCTGTTGCCTTCAAGGCCCATGTACTGCGCAGACGTACCCATGGTGGATGCGCCGGAATTTGTCAGCCCCAGCGCGTTGCCAGACGCCGTGGACCCCGCCGAGTTGGCGCCGCCGTACTCTTCGGTGGACTGCCCTGGCAGGCCCGCCATCATATTCTCGGCGTTGCCTTGCAGGTTTAGCCCCGTCATGCGGGTGTTCTGCGTTGAGGCAGTAGCGGCAGCGGCCTTGGCGCCCGCTTCCTGGCTACCCAGCATGGCGTTGGTTGCGGTTGAGCGTGCAGTACCAGGATCAACCCCGTAGGTTTGAAGCTGCTGCATGTTGTTGTTGCGCGCGCCGGTATAAGCTTCGTCGGTATTCGCCACCGCCGTGCCAGCCTGCTGCTGCGCATAGGCTGGGTTATTGTATTGCTCGGCCTCTGCAAGATACTGATTTTGCAGCGGTATCTCGGTATTGGTGTAGCGGTTGTAGGACGCTTGCGCCTGCTGGTTTTGCGCCGTAGCGGCTTGGGTTTCCTGTGACACAAGCGGCTGAATTTCCGCCTGGTTCTGGGCGAACTGCTGCTGCGCCCAAGCCATCTGCTGGTTTGCGGTGTTGGCCTGAAGCTGGGCCGCCTGCTCATCGGCAGTGGCGATCGGTTGATAGTTTGGCGCCGGGGGTGCCTTTGATTTCCCGCCCATCAGATGTGCTCCTAACCAGAAACAATGCTGCGGGGGCGCAGCTTCAGCCACCGGCACTCATGCTTAAACATCTGTAATATCACAAGGTCGTCACCTGGGTAAACAGCTTTTATGCGGGCGGCTTCCTTGAACCCATATTTGGCATTGACGGCCAGCGTGTGGCTGTGGCTGGCGCGGACGAGCCCCAGCACACAATCGTAATCGAGTTGCACAAACGGATAGTGAAAAGCAGCCCAAAGCATATCCACGTCGATCCAGCGTGGAGTGGCACCCCACTGGTGCATCTGGCATGAGCGGCCAGTGTGCGCAGTATAAACCACACCGCCAACGAACTCATTGCCAACAGTACGAGATAGCACAGTGTCGAGGCCGGGCGTAAATGTGCCAAGGCATTCTTCCATGATGTAATGGCCATGTGCTTCTATTCCTGAGTGGATCATGACGCGCCTAGATTTATTAGTGGCACCAGTGTTAATTGTCATAGATTGAAAACTGCCCATTGCGGTGCCGTTTATTGTGAGCGGCACGCTCGGGGTCAATTCGATAGCTACGTGAGGTTGCCCACATCAACGTCGGGGTGCTGCACCTTGCTGATACCAAACTGAGTTAATCCCCCGTCGGGATCGCTAGTCGTCGCATTGTTACTCATCGGCCCTTCTTCGAGCAACACGATGTTGACGGCACGTTGAAAGTCTGAACGCATAATAGTCTCCTTAGTATTGGTCAAAATGCTGGAAGAGGGTGACACTAGTGCGTTAATTCTAACACGGCGGCATATGCGTGCGTTTGCGAGGGAGAGCGCAAAGCTATCTGCAAGGCGGGGTTGGTAACGGGGCATGGCACGCTATAAACACCAAAACCGTATGCTTGGTAACCGACTAATTGGCCACTTGAAAGCCATGCCACACCGGCTGGCGCGATCATGACGGTATCGTCATAGCTGCCCCCGTATGGCGCGGTCGCAAACAAAAGAATAGACCCAGCCGCAACGCTGACGGTGCAAGATACTGTCTCACCATTCTTGGCCCCCATCGTAACAACCGAACTTGACTGCGAAGATGACCCGGATACTTCGACGATATAACCGTTGCCCGAGATTGCAGCGCTTGGGCCGGTGGTGCTGGTAGCCACCTGCCCGAATAGGAGAGCTTGCTGGGTGGATGATCCTGCGGTTTGTAGCAAAGGCACGCCGTTAAAGTTAGCCAACGCCGTGGCCTGATTTAAAAATACGGCTAGATAATTGCCCACCGTAACCGGTTCGGGCAGGGCAAGCGTACCACCAGCTTCAATCGATGCGCTTTGCACGATTTGCGGATATGTAACACCGCTACTGCCGCCCGTGACATTCAACGTAGAACCCGAAATGCTAATCCCGGTGCCTAGAGAAATAGCACCAGTTACGCCGCCAATCGAGGAAACACCACTACTGCCGCCCGAATATGCAACCCACGCGCTCCCGTTCCACAGCGACAAAGCACCCGTATCTGTCGCAAAATAAACCCCCAACGCGCCTGGCGATAAGTCAAGCGTCCCCGGCCGCGCGCTCGCAAGCCCGCGGCCGAGATAATCAGAAAGTATCGTGCTTGTACCGGTCATTTAAGAAATCCTTACCATAATACATTGTCCGAAAGCATCAGTAACAAGACCTGGCCCTGGCAGGTCACCATTGACGAGTGGGGCATAAATGCCGCCGCCACCAGATGCAGATACGGTTAGAGTCCCACCGACCCCACCGCTAGGAATAATAGTGATATTAGAACCAGCAGCGAGGGTTGAATAACTTACACCACCATAAGTAATACCTCCTCCGCATATAGCCAGTGTGCTTCCTGCCGTTCCAGTTGTCAGGGTGGCTCCAGTGCCAGTAATGTTTATAGCGCCCGCTGCCGTAACACTCCCCTGCACTAGACCCAGCACGCCAGTGTTGCTCAGCGTGGCAGAATTTGGGCCACCCGTCGCCTCCATACCGAGGCCCATACTAAGGGTCCACAAATTATCACTCACCGTAGCGCCCGCACTAATGACCTCCAAAGGCGGCACAGTCACAGTTATATCGTTTGGGTTGGGGCCTGGTGGCGCTATAAGCATAGCACCCAAATACGCCGGATTTGAAAAGCTCATGCTGCTGGATATTGTCAGCGTAATAGTGCCAGCAACGCTTATGTCCGCGCCAAGCAGGACACCTGTTGGTGTAGGCTCCGTAGGCGAAGACATTGTACTTACAATCGAGGTATTAAATTCTTGGGCGCTCTGCACCGTTACTGGCACCGTAACATGCTGATCCACGATGGCAACATATAGGCGCCCTTCGTTGACGGGCAATGAGATCGTGGAAGCAGCAAGCCCTGGCGTGAGCGGGCCAGAAAATGAGTTTAATAACACAGCAGGCGACGTGACGACACGTGCCACGCAATCACTTTCGCCATAGCTCGACAGCGTTATCGGATTTGCCACGCTGTTGTTTATTGTTGCCCAGTACAATTCACAGTCAGCTATATTTTCAAGAACAGGGCCGTTGCCGTCTATCCAATAGGGTATGCTGCTGGTAGGCGCATTAAACTCAATGTAGAGAAAGCCGCCGCCATATTCTGCGCCACTTATGGTGAGCAAGGGCGTAGGCCCTGAATTGACGACACCAAGTTCTTCGATAAGTGGCCACGCCTGCAAAAAAGCGTTGCCCTCAAAATTTATAGCATTAACGACCGGGGCATCTATCGTGCTTCCGTTTTCGGAATAACCTGATACGTCCAATGGGGGCACATACACGCTTACGCCAGCACTGCCACGCTGCGTTACCACGGGCGCACCAGTGAATAAAAAATCATTCACATTCGGACTAACCACACCGCTTATATTTTCTACTTTTACTCCAGTGGAGTAAGTCACTGGAGTCGTCGTGCTGCTTCCTACAGTGCCAGCCGCAGCAGCGCTTAAAAACAAAGTGCCGTTATTTATGGACCCTGATATGGGGCCAGTTGCTACGACGCTATCTATTAACTCGCCTGTAAACTCAAGCGTGGTGCCAGAGAAAGATAAATTATCGCCCAGAAACGAATTGTCGCACAGCATTGCCTGCGTGGTTGTATTACCGCGTTGCCCCACCAACTGTTCGACATTTTGTTTCAGTGCCATGACGGATGAATTAAGAGCGTTGACTTCGGGCCGAGGCATCGGCGCGCTGGCAAAAGAAGGCGGCTGGTTTATTTTACTGGGCATTCTTTAGTTCTTTAGCCGAAGTCGCCATGGCAATGCTCCACACCGGCACGCTGGAGGTTATTGCAAACTGCCATAGCGTTGATTTGAAGCCCGCTGGTAGCCGCGTCTGCGCATTGCTATTGATGGCACCACGGTACACGGTTGAGCGGTTGGCGTAAACTTCCAGATACGCTTGCGCGCCATAAGGAAGTTGGGGCACGAGTTCCCAGTCAGGATCGGCACTCCCGCCTGGGCCTGCGCCACCGGCACCCGCGCTCGGGTCGAACACCAACAACCCTGGCCAGAATGGATACACAGGCGCGTTAGGGTCGCTACCCATCCCCGGCGGAACAGCGCCGGGGAGCACGCCGGACCCAATAAGGGCCGCGCCAATGATGGAGTAGCCGATGAGAGATGTTTCCGCGCCCATTGCCTCAAACTCTGTAGGTGTCGGCACTGAAGGGTCAGTTGGTATGTCGAACGCGACGGACGGCACCTCATCGGTGTTCTGTGGCCCAGCCGTTGGAACATCCAAAGCGCATAAATATACTGCCATGTTAATCGGCTGCGACGAAGCAAATTCTTTGCTCTTGAACCGGCACGCCGTGGTGCCAGCTTTTGGGTCATCCCACATATATACGGTGCCGTTTGCCATCATGAATATGGCCGACGAGAATGGGTCTTGAAACATATTAGTGATTTCTTCGGCCAACAAAAACCGCGATAGCGCGATGCGCACATTTTGCGGGTTGTCGAAGTAACCGCCAGTGTATCCTTGGATTGCTAAAATATATCCTTCGCCCGGCCCAACAAGACCCATGTAGGTATCTTCGTAGCGTACGCCAGCAATTATATTGCTGAAATACTCCTGGCGCCACACCTCAGTGCTGATTACCTTATCGCTGATATTGACAAAACCAAGCGGCGAAGAATTTACGATGCCATTACGGGTGGCAAAATTTACGCCATCTATCGCCTGGCATACCGAGCCCCGCGATGTGCATGGGCTGAGCGTGCTGATCTTCACACTCGTCATCGCGCTGGGTATGGTGCCAGTTAACTGAAAAGGTGACGAAGTGGTAAGCACGACAATGGAACCATCAAGGTAGCCCATTCCGACAATCTGTGCGTCCACTGACATTTGGTACGCAACCGGCCACGCCCATGGCGCGCCGGGCTGCGAAAAATAAATCTGATTGCCAGCCCAACCGCACAGAAACCCATTTGGAACCGATATAAAACCTTCCATAGCCACTGGCGGTATCCAGCCCACTGTCTGAAGCTGTACCGCCTCCAGTGAAAGCGTCTGGTCATCCGTAGTGTCGAGGAACGACGAACCGCTTGATATCCATGTTATCGTGAAGGTAGCGCCCGCACCATTGCCACTGGTCGACGCCTGCGCCGCCGGGTTGCCTGGAAACAATGTGTAGAGCCCAGGCACCAAAACTTCAAAAGCAAGAATGCCGCCGGTCATCGAAATTTCAGTGACCATAAGCTCAGCGGCCACAGAATAAATACCACCGGCCAGTGTCACCGTGTCGCCCACCGCGTAGCCGCTGCCAGCGGGCGCTGGCGCGCCGGATTGTGCACCAGCCACGGGCACCACACCAACAAAATAATAAGTCGCATCCGTCGCATTGACGGTGATGGTACGGTATAAGTTAATTCCCATGAGCGGCGCGCCGGGATTGCTGACTGGCATCGAAAGCGCCGTTATATTCCAGGTGCCATCTGTTTCGCCAGTGCCGGTGCCCCCGTTCGTGGGTGCGCTTTCCTGACCATAAATATCCACATAGGTGCAGACGTAAGCCCGTGTCTCAGTGGGGTTCTGGTTGCCCCAGGCGACGTTGAAAGTAGCGCCCGTACCTTTGCCGCCGGTAACTGCTACAGGGCTGGCAGGGTAGACCGTGTAGGCACCGGGTGAAGAAATCGTCACCGTCGCAACGCCGCTGACACTCAATGTCGCTACCGTAAATTCCGCTGCCTCGGTGAATGTTCCCCCAACCACGGTGAGCACGTCGCCGACAGCATAGCCCGAGCCTACATTCGCCGGGATGGCAATGACCGCTTGCTCAATGGTCCATGTTACATTGAACTCAGCCCCCACGCCGAGGCCACTGGTGCTGCCCTGCGCCACGGGATTTGTTGGGAGTGCTGCGTAGGCGCCGGGCGTCGAGACATACACACCCGTCACCACGCCGCCAACCGTCACCGAGGAGACCGTGAGCACCGCTGGAGTGGCCGCGCTTGTCAGCGTGCCGCCTACCAGCGTGATGGTATCACCAACTGCGTAGCCGCCACCCCCTGAAGCGCCCGTGCTATACACAACCGCCGTGAGCCCCTGCTGGCCTGTAAATGTCAAATCAAAAGCCGCGCCAGTGCCAGCGCCGGAAGTGCTTTGCTGCGTAACGGGGTTGGACGGCAGCGCGGTGTAAATTCCGGGGATAAGCACGAACGCTGTCTGAATTGGCCCTGTGGTTGGCGGCACGCCGTTGACGAGCGCAGTGGCGTTAGCGAGCGTACCAACCTCAACGGTGCATTGCTGCGTGAACGTGCCGCCTGGAATTATGATGGTGTCGCCAGTGGCATAATTAGTACCCTGCGCGACAACAGTAGCTATCTCCGCGCCTTGGTTGCCAAACGTCAAGGTAAACCCGGCACCTAATCCTTGCCCGCTGGTGGTGGCTTGCAGTACAGGGTTCGGTGGTGTCACCGAGTAGCTGCCGGGGGTCTTTATCGTTACGCTTACAATACGGCCCGTGGCTGGTGTGTCAACCTCATCGACTTGCAACACCATAGGCTGCGTGAACGTGCCGCCTGCCAGCACAATGGTGTCGCCCACTGCATAATTAATCCCGGTCAGCGCACCAATCTGTTGCACCACGGCACTGGACGCACTGGGCACGGCGCCACCGGACACATTCACCACGGGCGTAAAAGTCGGCTGGACGACGCCTAGTTGGTAATCGGCAACGCCATTGCGGATGTTCGCCAGCGTGTTGTAGCGCGGCAGCACGGGGTTGAGGTAGTCGCCCTCGCAATAAACATACCGTTCGTACAGGTCGTCATTGATGGCCGGGCGCGAGAAGCTGAAGTTCATACTCTTGCCGCCGAGCCAAGAAAAACCGCCATTGGCGGTATTCAGTGGGTCGGGGATGCGCACGGCGTAGTTTATTCCCGCGCCAGGCGGAAATACGTACTGCTCGCTTAGCTGTTGGATAGGCGTGATCTTGCCTTCGTGGATGCGGGCATTCACCACATCCACAGCGTTGTTCGGGGGCAGCGACCTGCTACTCAAAGCAGGCACCATGCCCCCGAACATCTGGGCCTTAATGGCCACCATATATTTTAGAGCCGCTTGCGCGGGGTATCAGAAGCCGTGACGCCGGTGCCCAGGTTCTTCGCCGAAAGGTCGGACGCGCTGATGGCGATGTTCTTGCCGGGGCAATAACCCGCTTCGGCGCTCTTCGGGTATTCACGGCTGCTACCGCGGTCATTCTGCGCGGCGCCGCCATCACTGGTGCTTTTGGCCATTATACTCTCCTGCTGAAAATGAAGTTACTCGGTGGAGTAATTTACTGGATGCGGGTCCAGGCGTTGCCCTGCTTGATGTAACCCACCTGCGTGCCAGCGGTGACCGCCGTGACGGCGGAAGGGCCTGCCGTGATGGTCTGGCCAGACGGCGCGCTTACGGTGATGCCGGTAATGCCATAGGTCGCGGCAAGATAAATCTCATCGCCGTCGAGAGTGTTCTGCGGCAGTGTGATGGCGTTGGTGCCCGCAATCGCGGCGGCGGGCTGAAGCAGAATTGTGCCGACATTCGGGGGCAATACGAGGGTGAAGCTGGCGGCCACGACAAACGCCTGATATGGCCGCCAGTTGGTGTTGGTCTTCGGTAATGCGGGCATTGCAACGGTCCTCTGGTTCGGAGAATATGGTTGCTTCTAAACCATATTTAGCGCTGCGTCCACCATTTCGAGACTAGGTTTAGGAAGCCGCCAAAGCAACCCCCTGCTGCACCACAGCGCGCGGGTATGTGTAATTGGCGTTCTCCTGGGCAATAATCGCTGCTACCATACTTTCGCACAGCAGCGGGTCCGCTAGGTCAATGGGTACATTGCCGCTGACACCGACGCGGGCCGCCACAAAGGCTTGGTACGCTGTGGTGTTGTTTTCGACGGATGGTGCCCAACGGCCAATCATTTCATTAATTGTTTTGAAGCCTTCCCGTTGATACGACTGAAGAATTTTAACCAGCGCGCGGATGCCGTATTCAGGAGTGGTAAACACGATAAAGCGCGGGTCGCTGGACTGGTCAGGACTCATGCCCTCCCATTCAGTGTTGTCGCGGTCGATGTTACCAGGGTTGTTGTTACGCACGCCGCGCGGTGCGGGCGGTGCGGGCGGTGCGCTTGTCGGCTCTGCCTCTAGCGGTGCGGACGGTACTGTGGTTTGCGCCATCGGTTTTGCTCCAAAAAAATAATTAAGCACAGAGTTAAACCAACCCATACAAGCCTCCTAAAAAATTAGCGGCGCTACCCCCTTCGGGTAGCGCCGCCTCGGCGTGGGTGCCACAGGGTCCACCCCCTGGGTTATACCCAACCGAAACCCGGAATTGCTTTCAAGCCAGCCAAAATGGTTTGCAGCAAATTGACACCGGCTTTCACAGAGGTTTGGTCAGCTTCGGGCAGCATGGCGATCACTGGCGCCGCGTTGGCAGCCAGTGCCGTCACCGCACCAGCGGCGATTTCCAGCGGTGCCTGATGGCTGGCCGTGGACGCCAGAATGGTATTGGCGACACCTTCCGCTGCCGTGATACCGGCGGCGACGCCACCACCAATCGGGCCGCCGAGAGCCGTCAGCGGAAGAAATTCATTCACGATGCCTTCGACGGTGGTGGCCTCTTTTTGGGCACTCGTGGGCACGGGCGCCGGGGTCGGGGTTGGCTGAACTTCGGGGGTCGGGGTTGGCTGAACTTCGGGGGTCG